GTTCTCACCAACACTCAGCAAAGTGCCGGTCAAGCCGTCGAAGTACCCGGCTGCTTTTAAATCTTCCTGGTTTTGGCTGTAAGTTTTCATTTCTTCAATGTGTGAGCGGTATTTATAAAAATATTAACCAGTTGGTCAGACATCTTAAATCTGTCTTTATTTATTTCTATGGATTTGTATACATTTCCATCATTATGTCGTTCTCCTGCCGCTTTCCAATCGAAGAACATTTCTAATAAATCGTATAAATCCATCCCGTCGATACCATTAGCATAGTGTTCAGGATGATGGGAGTTATTTGCATAATGATGATCCAAAGCTACTTTTAAGTCTTTCAAATAACTTTTATACTCGTCGGACCCATACGTACTGCCAGCCAATTTTGGTGTGTACTCATCGAACAGTTCCTTCTCGGGACTTTTTAGCTTGCTATCGTCGTGGCAATTAGCCCTTCTGATCAGTTCTGCAGCAGCCTCTGTAAGAAGTTGTGCAACCCTCTTGATGTGCGTAAGGGTATTGTTCGTACTATCGTAATTTTCAACAGATTCCATTAGCTACAATTAAAATATTATCATCAAAATTATCGTGCGGTTGGCCATACGTCCAAAAAGTATGGTTAGGCGTAATAGTCAGCCCAAGTTGCTCTACGATGAGCGATGCACAGGTCTGATCATGCCGGGTTACTTCATGCGATCCGTTGAACATGCCCTTTTTTGCCGCCAATACCCAGCAGTCTAAAAAAGTATTTGCCTCGGGATGTCGTAAATCAAGTCCTATGACGCCAGAACTGATCATTTTACCGGCGTCGGTTCCGAAGTATGCTTTTTGTTCCGGAGTAGTCCACCTGTCGTTCATCCATCCGCTGTCCTGGAAGAAATACCCGTGTTTTTCTATGTGGTCAAAGAGGGGGTCTAGGGATTTTCGTATGTACATGCTGGCGTCTAGCCACAGCACGACCCGGTAACCCATGGACCGGGCATACTGGAAGAATACAGGCTTGAAGCCATACATACACTCACTGTGCGGGGGCGCCCCAATCAAAGATTCCTTAGCGTACACGGATATTCCTGCACTTTGCGGATGCTGCATGAATGTATCGATGAGTCTGACCTGTCCCGCTTTATATTTTTTAGTGCTAAGATTAATTACTACCCTTTTCATATCTGTCGTAGTACTCAAAAACCTTATCTAACTGGGTTTTATCCTTGATGAAATACACATACGGTCCGTCGCCGCATGATACCACCCTAACGCCTCCCGGCTGGTCGTCTTCGTCCGGACCATGCTTGGCGGCATCATACAGTTCCCGTCTTACGGATATGGTGAAAGTTCTAGGCGTGAACGGAAACGATTTAACATACTGACGGCTATAAACACCTTCTACAACACCTGTAAACCTGTCCCATTCATCTTCACCTTGAAACACGATTGCATTCAGAAAAAAGGCTTTTCCGTTGTCGTCTTTGAACACTGCCGACTGTCTTATGTTCTGACTTCCCGCCCATTCGGTATCGTCGCCTGTAAGTGGGGCAATAGTATCGAACATTAACAATTTTTTCACTGCATCACATATAGCGCCTACGGTATAACCGACAGAACCCCCGGACTGCCCGCTGTTACCAACAGCTTCTGCCAGGTCTAAAATTTGTTTCTCGAAAGGCAGGATGATGGCATCCGGAACAGTTTTTCTAAGAATGTCCAATTCTCTTTTCGTGTGTGTTTGTGCGTTTGTCATATAGAGTTTATTAAGTTTCTGCCCATGTCTTAGGTATGCTTTCCCGCTGGCACAGTTCGCCTGCCTTACGCCAGCTGGCTTCTATTGCTCCATGCTGTATAGCGAGTGCTTTCTTTTTCATACAAATATCAAAATGCTCACGTCCTGTTCCGGCGTCCTGTATCCATTTCCGCTGCACTCCAATTTTATCCACCATCTCCAATAATTCTTCCGTAGAGTCTGCGAACATGTGGCACATGACCATACCCCGAAAAGGCGCCTGCATTCCGTCCACGTACACTGGCATTATTTTACTTCTGTTTTACCTATCTGCCGGAGATTACAAACGCCTTTTATGCCAAATCGCTTACCACAGGATGTGCATTTTTTAACGCCTACGCTTATGTTCAAGCCGTTTCGGGCTACCGTATATTCCACTTCTCCGTCTGCGCAGTTATCGCACGCTAATAGTGTAATTGTTTTCATTTCTCAGGTGCTGGTGCCTCGCTCACTGCGGGGTCAAAGTTATACTTGTAAATAATTTTATCAATATAAGCCTCGGACTTAGCCACTTCGTAGCACTGTTTAAGCCACTCATAGTCTTCGCCGTAACTGCTATCCGGGAACTTAAAGTTCTTCACTAACTCCCTTCGCCAGGCGCAGTTTTGAAACGGCGGGCGTTTAATGTCCGCATAGCCGCCTTTTCCGTTGCTTTTATGCTCGATAGGATTACCGAGCCGCTGCTCGACAATGAACGTGCTGCCATCCTCGTTGCGGCATAAGGCGTTGAAGCAGATCACATCTACATTGAATGCAGCATGTGCGTATACCTCGTCCAAGCTCAGCAACTCATCATCAGAATCGCACCACATCACGTACTGGCCTTGGGCGATGTCCAGAAGAGCCTGCCGCTTGTACCCGATAGACCGCTTACGGTTATCAATGAACAGCAGCACTTCGATTTCTCTATCGCCCACCATTCTCATCAGCCGGTCGTAGAGCCTGCGTGTCATGTCCCAACGAGACGGTGTGCTTGCTATGAGAATGCTTAATCTCATCTCAACGATTTAATGATACCTGACGGCTCCGGCTGAGGTGCGGGTGGGGGCGCAAGTGCCGCCATAATTTCCCCGTGTTTAACCAGTTCCAACAATCCTACGATCTCTGCTGAATACACCAGCCCTTTTTTCTGCACGTTCAGTTCGCCTGAAGGGCTCATTGTTATGATGATTTGCTTTTCCATTATTTTTTGCTTCTGTATCTGTACGTGTAAATATTACCTTCCACTTTAACCTCGCTCTGCAGCAGGGGGAGAATTCCTTTCGAGTATTCCGCATCCTCGCCGTGGTTTATTGGCGGAAAGCCCACCTGGACGGCGATACTTCGCTTCACGGGGCTGATGTGATTAGGGGTACGGTAGTACACCGACTCCTTCTGGTGCCAGTGGCCATAATCCTTACTGATGTGCCACTGCTTTTCCTTTCGGCCGTTATGTGTTATTACGCCGCTGATCCCAATACAATCCGGGCCGGTTTCAACAGCGGCCAGTATCTTGTTTACGTAGTCCCGTGAGATCATGTCGTCATCATCGATGAACACCACGTACTCGCCTGCAGACTTCGCCAGCAGCGCGTTCCGTTTGTTCCCGATGCTCTGCTTAGGATTTCGGTGCAGCAGTATTTCTACGGGTTTACCCTGTATTTGTACGCGGAGCCGGGTCACCAGATCGTTCAGCATACGTTCTCTGCTCGGGATGGTAAGGATGAGGATGGATAGTTTAGTCATTTATCCTTCAAAATAAGCAGGACGGGGAAACCTGTCCGTGAATTTTATCTCACTGTGCTCTGTGAACTCGGTATCGTAGGCATCATCCCAGTACGTCTCCAAGTTTTCTGTTGCCGGAATGTACGCTACGATAGTTACGTGTGACTCGTCTCCTGCAGTGCCTGTAATCCACCACGGGTACTTGGGGTTGAAGATCAATGGACGGGGATCATTCACCGCTCCTGTTTTAAATCGATACCTACGCCATTTCATTATTTTAACCTTTTTAGCGTTCTTTTTTTTAACGGACACGCCCTGGATATCCAACTTCAGTTGCCGCTGATCGGAATCGACTATCTTTACAATCCGTGCTGTGCACCGCTGGCCGAACGATGTGTATTCTACCACATCTCCTACTTTAAAATCTTCCATATCCTATTTAAAAAACTCTTAAACAAAGGCCAGCCCATTCTCAGGACGACACTTGTCAGTCACTTCCATTTAATCTCCCCATACGCCATCACCGGCTGCTCGATCCCGAAATTGCTCTTCAACCGCTCGTGAAAGAGTTGCTTGCCCTGGTTCCAGGTTGAGTCATTCCGTTTACTGATCGCATCCTTTTTGAACTTGCCGGTCGAATAGTGCTTGTGCTCAAACAGCAAGTTAACGTTTATCACCCGGCCTAACATCATGCCTACGGCTGTCATTTCCTGATCAGACCACATGTGCTGGTACCCGGGGTAGTAGATGTACCCGAACCGGTTGTAGTACGTTCTGTCCATGATGGGCAGCGTGATCAGCGTGGGCTGTATACCGTCAGGCGTTTTCACCAGAAAATCTACTTTGCCTTTCAAAGCACTCAATAACACAGTGTCCCAGTGCGGCAGGCAGTCAAAGTCATCGCTGACCACGATCAACAGATCGCCCGTAGCGTAATGCGCTGCGTAGTTAATGGCTGCTATGGCTGAGGTGTTATTGTTGGCTATTATTTTCTGACCTTTGTATTGCTTACGCATAGGATCATCCAGATCGAGACTGAATATGTACTCAATATTCTGAGGATTATCGGCGCTGATCAGCCACTTGGTTAAGGTGACACCTGCTTGCTTAGGCCGTGAGCGCGAAGGGTGGATGATGGATATTTTCATATAAGTTTTATGTAAATGAATTCATCGTCTACTTTTTCAATAAATGGACTAGCATTTCTGACTTCTTCCACACATCCGACAAGTACCATTTCCTCAAACCACTCCTCGCTATCGGCAGTCCATTTAAATCCGGGATAATTTTTGTCTTCACCGAACAGCGTAATATACTTACCGTCGTACTCAATCCGATATTTGCCGTTCCAATTAGGTTGGATAGGTACTGTAATAACATCAACCTTATCTATGCTGACCGCCATTATACTTTCATGTTACTTTGTGTGGTGATCCTGCAGATAATGCTCTTTTTCCCGATAAATAGGCTAACCTATCCCACTCCTGTTGCGAAAACCACCGGGTATGATCTTTTCGCAATTCCCTCAACCGGCTCATTTCTTCCTCTTCCTCGGAGGTTAGCCCTCCGTAAATATTCTCCCGCCACCACTCGAACGTTACTTTCTGCACCGGGGGAACGTCTGACTCTACGCTGTCCACGTACATGGTGCCTGTTTGCTGGAAACAGCGTATAATGTCCTCTGGCGTCCATGGGATACGGGACAGAATACCCATCTCTAAGTACATGTGATAGAAGCACGGTAGTTCGTTTTGCTCTACAAGCCAGCTGATATACCGTTTTCGTAGATCAGCCTCGTAATCCCAGTCCGTTGGTGTCCAGAGTCTCATAACGTTCTCTTAAATTCTTCCCAATTCTTTATTTCTTCCCACTCTTGTGTTTTTGTGTTAAATACTTCTCCCCGAGGGCAGCTCATGTGTACGCCGCTACGATCCCACACTTCCTTAAACACTTCCAGGGTTTCTTCCTCCGAAAGAGCCTGCCCTATGACGATACCGTGCCTCGAAAATACTGTTTCCCCGTTTTTGGGGACTCCTTGCGTGTCAATTATCAGATACCTGCTCATCCAAATATTTTTTTAGCACCGTTTCAATCAAGTTAGACACGGACCGGTTCTCCTTCTCTGCCTGCACCTTCGCCTGGTCAAGCACTTCCTCTTCTATTTTCAGGGTGTATGGCTTTTTCATTCGTTTATCGTGTTTGCCCGCCCGGGTGGACTCGAACCACCGACTCTGGAGTCTACTCATTCCAGCGCTTCTCCTAATAGCTTCGGGCGAAGAGTATTCCAAAGGTATGTACTTTGTATTGACATTTACAAATTTATTTTTACCTTTACATCCTCCCCCACAATAGCAGGGGATAACGCTTATGAACCCGCAACAATACGACCAGGCAGCCCGTACCGCCAGGCTGAACATCGAAAAGAGGAACGAGAACCTGCACAGGCGCACGCCGCCTACCATCGAACAGATCGCCGAGCTTATCCGGACGATCTCGGACGGTTATCATACTAACGATGGCCGATCCATCCGCCCGTTCCTGTTGGCCGGCGCTCAACGGTTCGCCCATGACCGGGCTGAGCTTTACAACTTCTACCTGCTTGAGATCAAACCTTACTTACCCACTAAATAATGCAATACTTCTTCTCGTCGAACAACTAAAACCCCCGGGCGTACAGGTCAGCCCGCTTACCAACATGGAATCAGAATCAAGAAAACTAGCCAAAATCATGTACGATGCTTACTGCAAAGCCGTAGGTGGAGTAGCTTTCAACGGTGATGCCTTACCGGGATCAGAAGAATTTTTCAGTGACCCCACTAAAGCCAAACAGCGGGATGGCTGGGATGCCGCAGCAGAGGCGGCTTTGGCCAACATGTAACTATTACATTTTTGTAAAGATAGCCCTCTGGTTTCAGGGGGCTTTTTTGTTGCCTAGTATAACTAAAACTTTAGTTAAGAGATTTTGGAAATACAAATGTGCAGGGGGACTTGACCCCCCACATTGCGCCCCGCCTCGGCGCGTTTTAAAACTCGAAAATAGCGGACCGGGTAGGTCGCTTTCTGCCAAAAATATTTGCTTACAACGCTATAAAGGGCGAAAAACCTGTTTAATTGCATTCAAACACCTAAAACTAAATGATCATTTATTTGGTTACTATATGGTAACTTCGTATATTTGTATCAGCAAACAGGGAAATTAAAATTTAAAACATGAGTAACCCAAACATCAAACACACAAACAATACAGGGGGACTGTATTTCGTGGCTATCCTAGTAATAACCGCTATTATTAGCTATTTAACGTATTAATTATTCACTCAAAAACTTTGCAAAATGAGAAAAGTAGTAGACAAACACAACGTTGCGCATCTTTGGGCTAACCAATTACAGGATGAGGCAAGAACAGCAACAGGCAATCTGTATTTTCATGGAGATACCATTTACAGTTATGGCCGTCACTTTCCGATAGCTAAACACGTAAACGGTAAGATTTTATTTACGTTGCGCGATTATAGCGTAACTACCACGCAACACAAATCCATAGTTAATCAGGCATGCAACCATAAAAATACAATCTACTGTAAAAATCCTAATGCTAGTCATGAAGAAAACTTTAATTATTGGCTTGTAAGCATGGAACTAGCTGCCGACCATTTACCGACCGCGCGTAAGCCTGAAAAATGGCTAAACGAAATAGCGAGAGAATATGCTCAGGCTATCAAGTATGCTGAATTTTTCGGCTTAGAAGTGCCTGAAACGTTAAAAATTGCTCATAGCATTACGGATAAGGCTGCATACCGCGAATATGCTGACAAAAAACAAGCTGCCTTGCAAGCTGAAGAGGAACGCAAACAGGAACGTTTGCTAAAACAACATAAAGAGGCTCTTAAAAAATGGCGTGTTTTCGAATACCACTATCGTTCTTTACCTTCCCGCGTAACAGACCAAGACTATTTGCGCTATAATAGCACAACTAACCGCATAGAAACGTCTCAAGGCGTGCAAATACCTGCTGATATTGCTAAACGCTTCTACAACTACGTTATGCAGATCATATCTAAAGGCGGTTGCACTGACTGTACTCAAAAGATATTGGAATACCGCGTGAAGAACATAGACAAAAACGGCATTGTCGTTGGGTGCCATAGAATTCTCATGCCGGAAATAAAGCGAATTGCCAAACTGCTAAATTGGTAAAATACGCTAACTCCTGCCAAGCCTCGCACTGAAATAAATGCGGGGTTAAGGCAGTAAAAAAAACTTTGCATTATGAATCTATACTATTTATTACACACGCATAGACACGGCGTCAGCGTGTACCATTTCAAATCTAAACTGTCTGTGTTGGCTATTGACAAATACAGGGTTGCTGAAGACTTAGAAATCGAATTCGATGCTCATGAAGGTGAAGACCTAGAGTTACACATCATTACTCAATTTCCAGAATATTAACTAAAAACTTTGCACAATGGAAAAATTAACTCAACAACAAAAAGAGCAGTACAACTTTGATCCTAATTACTGCCCGTACTGCCAAAGCGAAGACATTGACTCGTACGAAGCACACGTAGAACAGCGAATGGTATTGGTGCCTCTCAAGTGTCACGCCTGCGACGCTACATGGCACGACAAATATAAGTTTGAAGGCGTTGCGGAAATACCACAAGAAAAAGGCAATGCTTTATTCAAGAATTACGAATTCGGTAAGCAGTTGCACGGCTATGCAGACGGTGTTGCAGGCTTGACTTATCAGGTATCTGGCAACATGCTTGTACTTTGCGACTGCGACGGCAACGAAATTATGGGCTACGATTATCTAAGCGCTGAAGAATTGCTGCATGACCTTGATTTAATACCTAAGCTATTCGGGACTCACTTAACCAGATATTAACAATGAAATGCTTTTTCACAGGGTGCAAGCATCCTGTTACGTATAACGTAACGAAGCTGTTCGGGGATAGGGGGACTTTCCAGACGTGCAGCAAGCACAAACCGGACAAAGACAAAAGGCCGGAAGGGCTACGCAATCTGCCTTTCTTTTATGAAGTTAAACCTATTCAATAAACAACATGGAAAATATTACAGAAAATAACAGGCTTATAGCTGAGTTTATGGGCTATGAAAAACGAGTTTATCACCCTAATATCTTCTATTCTATCCCTTATCTATCCCTTATCTATCAGGGATACATAAGGGCTCATATAGGGAATTTCAGGATATAGATTTACAGTTTCATGATAATTGGGATTGGTTAATGCCAGTAGTGGAGAAGATAGATTCTATAGACGGCGTCAGTGATTTTATTATATGCATCACAGCAACCACTGTTTCAGCAAGGATTAACGGAATGTTTTTAAACCCTAAGAATTTTATAGAAGGCGAAACACGTTTACAGCGCACCTACCAAGCAGTAGTTCAATTCATCAAATGGTATAACGCTAATAAATAAAAATGGAAAATAAACAACAAGGCGCGGCAGAAATACGCCTCACACTAGAAAATTCAACGATCACGGCCTACCATTTTGACGGCACGGAACTATTCAGCAAACCTGCCATAAAAGGCGATTGGGAACGGATATGGTCCGCTATCCATGCCGTGCCTGCACCCGTTACGCCGACCGAATTAAAAGCATTTCTTGAGCAACCCGGTATAAACCTGACAGGAATCTGCAAAGAGGCGGGGATCACAAAGCAGCCCCTGTACAGGTATTTAAATGCCGGACGTCTGCCCGGGGCAAAGATGTTAGAGAAATTATTACCGGTCCTGCGCAAGTACGGGTTAAGAGCTTCAGGGGCTGTCCAATCTTAAAATCAATTCAATTTAAATATGAAACATTTACAATTCATCCTGCCAGGGATCGCCCTGGTCGCGCAGATCATTTTGGCTGTGCTTGCCCTGGTCTGATCAGGGAATTTTTGCAAATCTTGTTCGGTGAAAATCGGGCAAGATTTTTTTTATGCGTTTAGGGGCTGCAAACGCTGTTTTTCAGGGATTTTTTAAATATAAAAATTTTGTATTTTTACAAATCACTTTGAATAACAAAGGACTATGAACAAGGTTGACCGCCTCGCTGGCATTGACGTAATAAATCGCATCATGCAAGCCATTCACGACTTCAAGTATAAATACAGCATTGGAGAAGGCGCTTTTTGGGACTTAATGAGCATTTATTGGCACGAACAAGCCACCGGAAAAGGGACCACTATATATCAGCTAGGCAAGATGAGATACAACACACTACACGGTTCTCGTGCCATATTTTATAGACGAACCACTCTTATCCAAAAAGGGCTTGTTATATTATTAAAAAACGGTTCTTTCCTCACCCCCCTAGCCAGAAAAGAAATAGAGCAAATGCTCTCTATAATCCCTGAACAAGTACTCAAAACTGTAGTTGCCCAAAACTACAAGAAATAAGCCTAAAAAGTAAGGGGGTTTAACCCTGATATACCTCACTATCAACTACTTACAGAAACACAAATTTATATAAAAAATTACTCAACTTATTAATCCTATTTTTCTATTTGTAAATCCCCTATATAAATAGATTTATATAAATTAAATATATAATAATAAATAATATAATATAATATAATATAATATAATAATAATCAAGCACTTACGAAATTACCCCCTAAAAATACTTGATTACAAAAATGTAAAACCGTAATTTTACAAATACAATTTTGTAAACACCTATTGTAACAAATATGAAATTTCGCTTCACAATGAACGGCACGCTCTGGTACGACATGCTGGACCATGTTGCCCTTGTATCCTACGACTATTCCACGGAATTCAAGACTTGGGTTGCCTTTGCCCGCAGCTACCGAAAAGATGGGCTGGCCGCCTTTATTGAATACCGCATGGACGAGGCCGGAGAATTCCAGACCATACAACGGATGGACGGCAGAGAACCCCTGTTACTGGCAGCCTACAAACGCCGCAACAAGATCGGCAAGCAAATGTACGCCACGCCTAAACCCCCGCGTACGCCGGACCCCGAGTGGCGCAAGGGCATGACCAGCAAAGAATGGCAGGAGGCCAATGGGTTTGCCCCTGTAGAGGATACCGTTCATAAGTACCCGCTTACCCCTGATGAAGCGCTCGATGCCCCTGATGCCCCTGATGACGAGTGGGATGAGATATGGGGGATGCAGGAATGAAGGGGATACTGCCAGACACTAAATATATTATCTACGCGGTAGAGAGCCCTGTAGACCGTAAGATCATATACGTAGGGGTTAGTGAATCGCTGGACAAGGCTAAACGCGCGCTATATCAGGCAGATAACCCGCGCCTGGCTGCAGAGATCACCACCATACGCGCCGCCAGGCTCAAACCGATCATAACAGTGCTTGAGGTGGCAGGGCTGGCTGAGGTGAAGCGGAAGGCGCTCGGATGGCGCTGTGCGTTGCGGGAACTGGGACACAGACTCCATAACCGGCCCGACAAGGACGTGCCTAAGCGCGCGGCAGGCAGGCGCATGGTCCGTAAGATGCCCTCTACCACTTTCACCATTACGCTGCCCGTAGTGCTGGTGGAGAACAGCACGTTCAAGAGGTATGTGGCAGGCGGGATGCTGGGCGCCAGGGTGGCTGAGCTGCTGGTGTCGAAGGTTGAGGAACTTGAGCGGGCGTCGTCTACTCAGGGGGTGGATAGTTGAGATTATATTTTGATATTATAATAATATTACTTATCTTTGATTTATAAAATGATTGCACTTTAATTGGTGCATACGGAAAACAGGGCGCGCACCATAGCGGATATCAAGAGTACAAAGAAAACCATAGGCTTCACGGCTAGTTTGGTTGTTGCTTGCAACAGTATGGAAATAGAATCGGGACTATGCTCTGCGGTATACATGGGATGGCATTGTAGCCTGCCGTTAAATCGGTCAACGGACGTAGAATAGGCGTTGAAATGTTCACAGCTTTTCGGAAGCAGAGAACTCCTGCAATCCCCTACCCACGGGGGCGGACCTGAATCACATTAAAGCCTGCCGAATCGGTATACATGCCTATGCGGATGCTATTGAGCCTACAATACCCCGTCTGGCAAAGGAATTACGCGAACATTATCCATTAATTGATTAGCCATGAGCGAAAAGACACTACAGGAGGAAATGAAAATGAAACCAGCAATTGAATTAATAATTAACGAAAGGCACAGGAAAAGTGAACATCATGGCTTTGACATGGCATTCATTAAGGCAAACAGCAACTTATACGATGGATGTCAATTACAAATGGCGGCATCTTTTGCGATAACCCTTGATTCAAATTACTGGCCTTACAACTGGAACGATGTCTTTAAAAAGAATATACAGGCTATGAGTTATAAAGAGCGCTTAGTAGTCGCCGCCGCCTTTCTTGCTGATGAAATTGACAGGGCAAACTTAGTTGATAACGAATCTAGCCTGATTCAAAACGCGTTGGATATGGAAAGGGCTTTAAATCATCTTTGGAACGATCCACAAAATGCCACCTTGCAATTAAATGTTAGCCAAATTCAACAGCAGACAAGATACCTGCTTGTTGGTATGGGAATAACTATTAATTCATAATCATGAACACAAAGACACTACAGGAGGAAATAGAGCGGTTGCACTATTTTGGAACCAGCACAACAGATTTCGGTCACTACTTTTGGGATATAAACTATGAGTACAGCATGGTTAAGAGTAGCTTATGGTTTAAAGATTTGCCCTTCAATCCTGAGAATTATCCGCGCTACGATAAAGGCGAGCCACAAAAGAAGGGGGATGTTCGATTTTACAACGAATATGGCTACACAATACTTGCTATAACCGGCAGCCCTAAAGATCAACGGGGTGGTACTAAGTCTGTATTTTTTATAAAAGGTACGCTGACACGGCCTGAAATGGTATCTCTCGTTAAAAGTAACAAGTTAGCTATGGAGATCATAAATGCAATGCCATTTGACTGTGAATTGAAAGCTGCCGCTTCTCAACAACCATCAGAGGGGGAAAGAGTTGACTCATTTCTTGAATATGTGGATCGACTTAAAAACGGTTCATTTGAAGGATGGTCGGATGAAGCACAAGGCGGCTACCTGACAGCCTTGGGATCATTAGTACACTATTATAAAATGGTGCAACCCCAATCAGAGGGTACGGCAAATCACAGTACCCTTCAATCAGATGAAGATAGATGGTCTGCTGAAGCCCGTGAAAGGTATATAGCAGAACTGGAAGATCGGATAAAGCAACTTGAAAATCCATCAGAGGGGCGCATGAGCCTGCAATGGCTGCTTGAACAGGAGAAATCCAATCAAACGAAACGCATGGATGAATGGAAAGATAATCAGGAAATGAGACAAAGTATCTTTCTCGATCATGAAGCCAATATTGACGCGATAAATAGAACAATACGCATCCTAAAAGAATATCCCCAATTTGAAGCTCAGAAGCTAAACGAAGAAGCGGCTAAAACCTGTTTAGATATAATAAAAGGTGCAGCCGCCAGTCAGCCTGCCCCTAAGTTGAGCATGCAAGAGTGTAAGGATATTGTGGCGAGGAAATATCTGTATTCCTCGTGGTCTGAAGTTGTTGAATGTCACTGGGAACTGTTTAAACCAACAGACGCATTAAAAGCATCCTTTGAAAGCCTATTCGACGAAGCAGCACTTCTTTACGCCAGTCAGCAGATCACAGCACTTAAAGACGCGCATTACTGGGAGATGGAAAAGCTGAATGAAGGTTTAGCAGAGCGTATAAGTATCGCTGTTGGTGAAGCCGAAAAGGAATGGGATGAAGAAAAAGCGCGTCTAACACGAGAAAATGAGTTGCTTACTCAGGCAAATGCCTACCTGAACAGTCAGCCTGTAAGGGAGTGGGTAAGCGTGGAGGAACGTTTGCCGGAAGTTGATGAAAAAGTTTTAGGAACTAACGGCTACGATATCTTCAAATGTCGCCTAACATTATTAAATCATTGGCAAACTGAACACAATGGCGAAAAAATTATTACCCATTGGCAAGAACTCCCATCCCCGCCAGCGTTATGAACAGAGACTATCCAAATATTGATGTGAGCACTTGGGTGCCTGGCGCATACCGTGATTGGGTTAAGCCACCTAGCGGTAAAGTGACACTGCCTATATGTTTTATGTCCGACTTTACAGGCCGTAAGATTGGAGATAGGCGCTACCCCGATGATCTTGAGTACAACGTGCATCACGGCTTCACGGTAGGCCAGGGTAAGACAATGTACTGGATGATGATCTGGCATAACTCTGGTCACGTAACCGTTTTTAACAAAGAAACTCCCGCACGCCGGTACATGGATGGGGGTACGATAATAACTATTCATTTTAAATAACATGAGCAAACAAGCCCTACCTTTCGTGTACAGGTTTCCTGATCCGGAACTGAAGAAAAAAGTTGAAGACCGCGCTAAAGAGACGGACCGGTCCATTAACAGCCACATTACCTACTTACTGAAAAAAGATTTGGAAGAGTCCCAGGAAGAAAAAGAAAAATAAATTTTGATATCATAATAATATTACGTATCTTTGGGTATTAGAAACTTAAAAACTTTGCAACATGGAAAATTTAAAGACAACTCAAGAGATCATCAATCATTTCGCCAGCTTCGCCAAAAAGCTGAACTGCACCGATAGCGTATGTGTGACCATTACCCATTGGAGTCATTCTAAGCCCTATGTAAAAGTCCTGTTACAATCAGAAGCTATTAACCCTAGGAACCACCAACCCCAGTACTTATTAGGCGCCGAAGTGCCTTATAATACTAAACTAAATTACAAAGTACTTGAATTGAGATTAGAAGCCGAATGGCTAATGCAAGAACTATAGGCTGTCACCTACTAACCGTCCGCTTCGCCCCGCACTGAAATAAATGCGGGGTTGAGGCGGTAAAAAACATTAAATAAATGCAAATGTCACAAACAAGGCAAAATGTAAAGTCCCATCTGGTAGCCAGATGGTCAGACAAAGTAAGAGAGACCGACAAAGGTTTTAAACTCAATGCAGACTCACTGAATAATGAAGACATCCATTATTTAGAATGCGTCCCCGCAAATGTAAAGTACACCATTCGCCGGTCCGGCACAGGACTGGTAGTGATCATTATCTAACACTCACCCTGTCGAGCTGCTGCGCCCCGCCCTGAGATACAGGCGGGGTTGCGGTGGTGAAAAAAACTTTGCAACAATGAAAAATCTAAGAGACTTACGCGTGTCAGGCCACAAGGATTACGTGGCGGTAGACATCATCGACCAACGAGGCCGGATCACACAAACTCCTTTCTACCTATCCGTAGGTGACATCACTCAAGTACTGTACAACGATACCGAGCAGCACATGATGCGCCTGGCCGAAGTGCAGATCAACGAAGACTTTACCGCTTTGAAGTGCAAGGATGCCGACTACGAGTGGGAGAGCAATTTTGAAGAGCTGGCTGATCCTAATGTTATACGTTTTATTAATTAAATAGGTATGAAAGGACTTTTAATAGGTATGCTGTTTGGAACTACATTCACAACTATCATAGCAGAGTATCAAAAGAATAACTATACCCTCTACAAATCAACAGACATGCCCCATTGGGAACGTTCAGATAAAGACTACGGCGATACAACGGTAGTAGACACGCTGTATTTTAATAACAAACGTGACACAGTGTACCGGACTGTGCAATACATCAGAGTTAAGTTATGAAAGATCAGATAGTATTGAAAATGACCGAAGATGAGTTTACCACCCTCATCTCTGCAATAGACACCCTTTCCGCTATGAGTGTCGACGAGGCTACTCGGGAAGAGATAAAAGCTATTGACAAAGTATTCAATAAAAACGGTTACAAACGTAAATACAAATAACACTTATGAGAGTAGGCAGCTTAGTCGAACTGATTAACGATAATTGGGTAAAGATCGTGGCAGGTGAATCACTCCCTGTCAAGGGTAAGATTTACACGGTAAGGGAGATTGAAGGAAATGGCATACGTCTCGAAGAGATCGTAAATCCTATCATGATGTACAGCTTCGGAATGAGAGAATGTCGGTTTAATGCGGCCATGTTCCGCGAAGTCCTTCCCCCGATTGATCTGGTTGAAGAACTGCAGGGATTAGCTTCCCGGTCACGATAAAACGCTCTTCCCTGTTTTCCCCGCAAAGTTTTTCGGGGAAGCTGCCCGCCTCGCTAGTTCCGACTAGCGGGGTTGCGGTGGTAAAAGACTTTGCATTAACAATGGATAAACTAACTAAAAGACAACTGGAAATTATTCGCAAGATGTATGAAGGATGGGAAATGTTTGTGAGTAAAAGTGATTCTACTGGCTCAATTTATTACGGCATATCTAAAGACTATGACAATGATTATTTCCGCGGGGGTGTGTTCTCTGCATTAACTACGGGTGGTTGGATATATCAGGGTTCGAATCATTATTATGAGCTTACGACCCAAGCCGAAGAATACATTGAAAGTTTAGAAAGCAAGCCATGACAGAAGCCGTAAAAGAAATCCTAGTCAGGTACTCTCCAATGGAGAACACCTACGAGAACTGCGAGGCGATGAAAGCCGAACTTGAGCAGCACGGGTATACGCTTTCGTATGATCTGGATGCCCAGGTATTCAATGTGCGGAAGATCAGGTCAAAGGTAGTTGCAGTAGCAGGTATGGTGGTTACCGAACGCTTAGTACGTACGGCATCGCAGACACCTGTTATTGTGGTAGAGCATGATGTCGATATGATCACCCTCGCAGGTAAGCAATATGTGAGGGTAGAAACTCCCCCTTCTCCGTCCCGCCGAGCACTTACCATACCACTAATGGCTATGGCCTTGATGTACGGCACCGGTTCGAGAGTTTCTGCTGCGCCTGACGTGCACATCGAATCAGAGTTCGAACTGATCCAACAGAAGAAATCCAAGCTAAGCCGGTCCCAGCGCGACTGGGTGGTGCAGCAGTTTTTTAAAAAATATAGAGAGTATATCGTATGAAAACACTAATCTTCATCCTATTAACAGTCTCCGCCCAAGCGCAAACCTTTACCCAAACGATAGCTGCCGGGTACACCTCAGCCAGTGCAGATGCCGCTTATTTCATCGGCCTGAAAATATCCGATACTGAGAGGCTACAGCTGGGGCTCGGATATCGCAGAGTCCTTCAGGATCGTGCGTACTTAGGCCATAACCCTAACTACACTGCTGTTAAATTACTGGGTGCCCGGGATCGCTTGTTCGGACCGATCGGCTTCCAGCTCACTGCTGAACTAAGGTCCGGCGAGTACCTGCTGTTGGATAAAACTACGATGAACTTCCGTAAGCCTATGAAGGAAGTGCGATTGAATGGCAACCTGGGCGTCACGTATGCAACCGGACCGCTTGTGACTGCGCTGTGCTTCTACCCACAGGAATATAACCCGAGGAAATATCTGCAAGACAAGGTGTCCGAAGTAGACGTACCAGCCGTGGGGATTAATGTTGCATTTAATTTTTAACCAAATAATGAGCAAAACATACGCATTCACAGAACTCAAGCAGTCCGCTCAGGAGTGGGCTTTGGAGCAAGTTAACCACAAGCACCCGGTACAGTCACGCAAGTCTACGCTGGACGTCCTAGTCGCCCTGTACGAGTACAACAAAGCAGGCGACATCGTGGATTTTACCGGCGAGGGGCAAGACCCTGAGTATTACGATGAAATGTTATGAATACATGGCACGCAATTATGAGCTTCGCTCTAGGAGTAGCTCTTAATAAAGTTTCTAAGCGCATACCGTTCCGAAACGATTGGCATCGTGTATATTTTATATTGCTAGTAATTACGCTTTGGGCTGTAATCGGCCAATCAATAAGATAATGGCGTGTTCGTTCTTTATGCACGGATTTGTTTGGAAACCTGCCGCGCCAGCAGGCATTCGGGAGGTGCTAGTTGCCTCCCTTAATTTAAAATTTTTAACATGATACACTGGTTACTCGCCCACTTTATTGGAGACTATCTCTTGCAAAACGACTGGATGGCCATCGGCAAGAAGAAAAGCAATTTCATCTGCACCGTTCATGTCTCGCTGTACATTTTGCCGTTCTTCTTTACCGGCCTGAGCCCGCTTCAGATTATACTGATCTACGCACAGCACTGGATACAAGACAGAACCGGCTTCATCGCCTGGTGGTGCCGGATGATGGGCAGCTTCCAACTAGAACTAAAGACGCCAGCGCTGCCTTGGGGTCACTTTATTGTCGATAATATATTTCATGTAATATGGATAGTAATCGTAATCAACCTACTGTAGCGATAGGTATTCAGAGTACCTACGTACCTCCCGGCTGGAAGCCTAAGCCCACCGACAAAGACCTCAACAAGTGGTATCGGTATATCGATGTTAAACTTGGTAACTATCAACCCCGTAAAGTAAAAAGCGCATGAAAGTAAAACGCATTAAAGTACAGAACGTAAAAGCCATCAAGGAACAGGAACTGAACCTGAATGGTGCCACCGCTATCTTAATGGGTGGTAACAACAAAGGCAAGTCTACGCTGCTCAGATCACTCAAGGATCGCCTGCTGAAAATGAAGGCTGACCAGCTCGTTCGTCAAGGCGAGACCGATGGCCTGTATGTCATGGAGTTCACCACCGGCGACCGCATTGAGTGGGAGCTCAGCACCAAAACCAAATCCGGCGAGAAGCTGACCCTGATCAGCGCGGACGGTAGCAAGACCTCCGCCATTACCGAGATCATCAACTGGTTTGCGCCGAGTAACTTTGACATCGATAAGTTTCTGAACGAGACACCTGCTGCGCAGCGTAAAACTCTGGAAAAACTGCTCGGCCTGGACTTCACTAAACTGGATGAGAAGTACGCCGTAGCTGTGGAAGAACGCAAGGATGCCAAGCGCGATGTGGAACGGATTGAGATTATGTATAAGGGCAAGTTTGTTGATGAAAATCTGCCTACCGAGCCTGAGCCTACCGAAGAGTTACAGAAGGAATTGATTGGCGTGGAGACGCACAATAAAGCGTATTCACTACTTCAGCATCAGGAGAATGAATTGATAAAAAGGAGGACAGAAATTGAAAATCAGATTGCCGAACTGCAATCGCGAATTAACACGGTTGAGTTTAACCTGTCCGAATTGGATCAGAAGTTATCTGATCCTGCTTTGCAACCTAAAAACCCCGAATACGTTGCCGAGTTGCAAAACAAACTCTCCGTTGCTACAGATCAGAACAGAAAAATTATCGAAAATAACAATTTTCGTATCTCTCTAAGCAGCCTTACCTCGCTCAAAGACATCGCGCACGAGAAAGAAATGGCCGTGAAGGACATTCTGGAAAAGAAAGATAAAATGATCCGTAGTGCAAATATGCCCGAAGGCTTTGGATTCTCTGAAGATGGAATCACGTACAACGGGCTTCCGCTTACGCGTGAGCAACTTTCATCCTCTGCGATATACATTGCAGCCCTCAAGCTCGCTTCTATCAACGTAGGCAACGTGAGGATGCTTCATTTCGATGCCAGCTTCCTGGACAAGAACTCACTGGACGAGGTGCGCAAGTGGGCTGAGAAGGAAGACCTTCAGCTCCTAATTGAACGGCCTGACTTCGAGGCTGGTGAGATCAGGTATGAGATTATTGAGGACGAATGGTTGAACTCGTGAAAATCCAAATCTTCACCGATGCTTCTCTGAGCACGCAGACTCATAACGCTGGATTTGCGTTCTGGACAAGCTGCTATCAGTTTGAGATACAGCAGGCGGGGTATTGCGGTACGTTCAAAAGTATTGCGCCAGCAGAACTTCACTGCATCGATCTGGCTGTACAGGACTTATTAGCACGTGACATCATTCCGGTGGAATCGATCGTAGTGAGTACTGATAGCACGGAGGCCATCCATAAGATTACCAATGCCAAGCATCCTGCTTTCTACAACATGATTGAGTTTACGATAAAGAACGGTATGCGACCACATCAGGTGTTCAATTTGTTCAGCATGAAACATATACAGGCGCATACCCGGTATAGCGGCAGTACCTTCCACAAGAACAGATGGTGTGACCTGATGGCCAAACATTACCGGGAAAGTAAAACTTCGTTTAGGGCTACTATTTTTGATAATTCAGACATATTGTTATGACAAAGGAACTAACTCATAAATGCGATTTGTGCAACAAAGAGTTCACTCACAAACCGCTCCCCGTAGTGGATGAAAATTTTAAAGTGCAAAGAGGCGTAATCTCATGCGGATGCCACATTTATACAGAAGAAGATGACACAACCACTTAAAGACAGATGTCCAGCTTGCGGCATGGCCTACGGAAGACGAACTTCGTGCAGGCATTTATTTCACGTAACTGGTCCTACCTTAAAAGCGCCAGTCGGATCAGACATTGATTTATTTACGCAGCCCTCAAAGCCATCTTACTTCTACCGGTTTATATCGGCGGGAAAGGTAATAGGTATAACCGGCGCATTTTTTCATGCAGATAACGGTTCGATAATCGCCTACGAAGATCGGCGGTATAAAGTGCTAGGCAGTCATACTAGGGATGACCGAACCATCATCATTGACTGTGATCAAATAGATATTCCTTTATCACAAAAATAAAATGGCAAAAGAAAAATTTATTGACAGAACGTTTGAAGGCACTATTAATGTGGCCTGTAAATACGAAGATGGTACCGTTAGGTATTGGAATGAAGATAAGCGCGAAACGATAGACCGGATCATCAAGATTGTAGAACTCTTCTCCCGCAAGGGCTACACCCTAACCTTACGTCAGCTGCACTATCAGCTTGTGACACGCAACTGGATTGTCAATCATAATTCCGCGTACCAAAAGCTCAGCGGACTGTTGGACGATTGCAGGTACGGCGGCCTCATTGATTGGAATGCGATTGAAGATCGTGGTCGTGTCCCCTACCTGCCTTATTGGGTTAACGATGTGGAACACGCTCTGCAGGATAGCCTGGATCAGTACCGGGTAGATCGTCAGAAGGATCAACCTAACCACGTGGAACTGTGGACCGAGAAAGACGCCCTGTCGGGCATTTTACGCAGGTCTACAGAGAAGTATCACATACAGTTGGTGGTGAACAAAGGCTACACCTCTTCTTCGGCCATATACCGGGCATACCAACGTATTTTGAACCGTATTTGGGAAGGGCAGAAAGTCACTATCCTGTACTTCGGTGACCACGATCCTTCCGGCCTGGACATGGTGCGGGATATTCGCGAACGGCTACTGTTCTTTTTGAGCAGAGGCGATGGGTTGCGCAAGCGCCGTACAGCTAACCGTGACAGTATTTTAGACGTTGCTATAGAATGGGGGAAAGAAAATCTTCCTAGCCTTGCGAAACTAGTCGAGTTTTACGATATGCCGTTAAGAGTATACAATAAACTCGGTAAAGAAGGAAGCGAACTTACTCCGACTGAAAGAAAAGAATTTTCTTCCGCTGTTCTGCGCGCTTACATCGATCACGAGAAACTACTCGATATTAAGGCAATCGGTTTGACTATGGAACAAATCAACACGTACGATTTACCGCCTAACCCGACAAAGATGACCGATAGCCGGGCCGAGGGCTATATCCAGAAGTTCGGCAAGATTTGTTGGGAGGTGGACGCGCTTGATCCGGAACAGCTCACCGATATCGTTGAGACGAACATCGAAGAAATTCTGGATATGGACTTGTTTGATGAGAATTTGCAACGCGAGGAAGATGACAAGGGTAGATTGCAGGAAATTATAGATGGCTTAGAATAATGCAGATCATATACACACCGCCTAAACGTCCTCTCGGCATGAGTCTGCGAAACAAGGTGCTTGATCCAGAAAAGATAACGCTACTATTTTTGATAATTCAGATATACTGTTATGAGAGAAGAATCAGCAGAAATACAATTTCTAAGAAAACAAGCAAAGCAGCTCAGTAAAGCTACAGGAGAAAAACATACAAAATGTCTGCATGAAATTGCAAGAACCAAAGGCTATAAGTCGTGGGAACGGTTACTAGAAGCTAAAAAAGATGAGTGAGAAACTGCTAATTTTTGACGTAGAAACGACCGGCACGCTGTACTACAGGCACTGCATACATCAGCTGTCGGGCATGATCGTGATAGACGGAGGGATTACCGAGTATTTTAACCTGCATATTCGCCCTCACGAGAAGGCTATCGTGGACGAGGAAGCACTTAAACACTCCGGCGTAACCAAAGACATAATCGAGCAATATCCGCACCGTACAGAGCAATTTAAAGCGTTTATGTCGATACTTGCCCGACACATTAATCCTTACGATCCTGAAGATAAGTTCTTCTTGCTGGGCTTCAACAATTCATGGTTCGACAACGAATTCCTGCGGAATTATTTTGTCCTGGAAGGCGATGAGTCTTTCGGATGCTGGTTCTGGCAGAACACTATTGATGTGATGGTGCTGGCATCTTACTATTTGATGCCTGACCGTCACAGGATGCCTAGTTTTAAACTTAAACGCGTAGCTTTATATCTCGGCATTCCGGTAGATGAAAGTAAACTGCACGACGCCCGGTACGATCTTGATCTCACCTATCAGGTGTATTTGAAAGTGAAAGGAAAAACTATTGATGACTGGGATTAAATACGAATATTGGTCAGCTTTAGCCCATCGGTGGTTACCCGTTCGTAATCCCGCCAAGGCTCATACTTTTAAAATTGTGAGAATATGTTTGGCCGCACATGGATAAGGTATTTAGACACCAACTACGAGGTAAATCAGCTCGGAGAGGTGAGGCATATCCGTACCAAAAGAGAAGTCGCTCCGCAGCCCCATTACAAACGCGAGCTGCGAGTTAGAATTGGTAAAAAGAATGTGCGCGTACACATCATGGTCTGCACATGCTTTAAGAAGAAACTCCTAGGATGCCCTCTGGTCGATCATTTGGACGGAGATAAACAGAATAATCACGTGAATAACCTCAACTGGGTATCGCACGCAGAGAATACACGCCGTGCTGTGAAAATGGGTTTCATTAATATGGATCGTGTTCGTAGCTTTAGAAAAACAAACCCCAATACCTATGGAAAAAATAACCCCCCAGCAACTTGAGCAGCTGGCATCGCTGCTTCGGTTATTCTTAAACATTGAATCCCCTCTTCCGGAGAAACCCGCAATACCTGAGCGACCACTTCGCAACATGTTCGGCATTAACGTCCATGAATGGAACTTCTTGCAAGACCCTAACAAGGTGGACGACGGTTCGAAAATATTTGAGCCCAAGACACGGCTCATCGAATGGTTTGAAAACATCCGGCAGTACCTGGACTGGGAACAGTTAGAAGACTCTCCCAACGTGTATACGTTCAATCCGGCCCGGCGTGGCGGCTGGAATTACGACGTGATATACGAACGTTTGAAAAAAGACGATAAGCTATTCATGACTTGTATTAAAGAAGCACCTAATTGGATGTTTAAAACATATCCTGCAGGACAGCGTGACACTAACGCAATACCGGTTATGTACGGCTCTGATCCTAACAAACCCGGCTCATACATACAGTATGCACAAGTTGGCTTTCAGTATGCCGCCCGCTACGGTAAGAATAAAGACATCGATCCTAAACTTCTTCTGATCAACACTAAACCACGTTGGACAGCTGATCCCGTTAATGAGATTAAGATTGGCCTAGGCTATGCGGATTATGTAGAATGCGATAACGAGCGGGACAAAAACTGGTCACGGCCAGAGGCCAGATCGACGCCGCAAATGTTTGCTGCGCAGATGTCCGCATTTTATGACGGCCATAAAGGCACGATGGGACCCCGGGCAGGAGTTAAGACCGCTGATCCTTCTATGAAGGTAGTTATGGGCGGTCTGGCGCATCCTAACGTGCAATACGTACGTGATATGATTGCCTGGTGTAAGGAAAACCGGGGCTTACGCCCGGATGGTTCTATCGATCTATGCTTTGATGTGATCAATTACCACCAGTACGCCAATAACTCAGCCGATTCTGGCCAGTGGGGTAACGCTACCCGAGGAAAAGCGCCTGAACTGACACCGCTTGTACAAACGGCCAAGAATTTCGTAGCGTTAGGTAAAGAATATACGCTGCCTGTATGGGTATCGGAGACCGGCTATGACGTGCTTAAAACCCCTCAGTCGGCCAACCCTATAGGCGATAAATCCGCCCTTGAGGTACAAGCCGATTGGCTGTTACGTACTTCACTCATGTATGCCCGTTTAGGCATTGACCGGGTTTTCTTTTATCAGTTTGTGGATGATAATCCCGGATCGGGCGTACAGTACAGTTCATCCGGAATGGCTACGTCTAATAAGGAAGGAACAGCGCCCAGGCCATCGTTACGGTTTGTGAAGCAGGTTACTGACATTATCGGCGATTATAGCTTTAACAAGACCATAAATGAAAGTCCTCGGGTGGATGAATATATCCTGGGTGATAAGAAAGCCTACGTGCTATACATGGAGACGGAAAACAATTCCAAGGCGAATTATACTTTACCATCAGCAGGTACTTTGTATACCCTGCAACCCAATTCCGATACCCCGCAGATCACGCATATTGAGAAATCGTATAATGTCTCAGTAACGGAGCGGCCAGTAATAGTCACATTTTAAACCCTATAATATATGAATGTAGAAGTGGTATCAATTACCAAAAGTTTGGTTGAAGGCGTCGAGCTGAGCGCCGAAGACCTTATCGTTTACACGGCTCGGGTAAGCAACCCGTCCAATCAAATGAATACAGAGACTTCCGATAGGTTGCTCCGGTATCTCATCAAGAACAAACACTGGTCTCCCCTAGACATGGTAGATTTTGCAGTGGAGGTTAAAACAAGCCGGGCCATTGCTGCTCAAATCTTGCGCCATTGGAGTTTTGACTTTCAGGAGTTTTCCCAGCGGTATGCCGAGGCCGTTGATCTTGAACCTGTACAGATACGCCGTGCCGGCAGTACGACCCGTCAAGGATCGGCTGATACGTTCGATCCGGATATTGAGGTGAGTATAAACTGCTTAGAACAAGAGGGGATTGCATCAGAAATTATCCAGGCACACCTTGATTATTCTGTGGCTCTGTACCAAGCTTTGCTTAAAGCAGGTGTGGCCAAGGAATGCGCCCGTATGATCTTACCCCTTGCGACACAGACAACTATCTACATGAAGGCATCCGTGCGTTCCTGGTTATTTTATCTGTCTCAGCGGCTCGATCCGCACGCGCAGCTGGAACACCGGGAAGTAGCACGTGAAGTCTACACCGTGTTTAAAAATTATTTCCCTAACGTAGTTAAAGCATTTTTTGAAGATGAACAATAACACAAATGAAGTGGACATGGTAAACCACCCTCCACATTACACGGACGGTAAAATCGAAGTGATTGATTTTATTGAGGACAAACAGCTGGGATTTTGCTTAGGTAACGCCATGAAGTACATTTCACGAGCCGGAAAGAAAAATCCAGAGAAGACGATTGAAGACTTGGAGAAGGCACGATGGTATCTCGACAGGCAGATTACTACGCTGAAGAATTCTAGGTAATAAAAAAGCCCTTGCAGCTATTGCAAGGGTTTTTATTTTTCCTATATTTGAGTCCCCACTTACTTCATTCTTATCAACTAAAAAGCCCTTACTCATCGTAAGGGCTTTTTAGTGCTTAACCTAGTGGCGATACCGGATCGGCGAACGGACTTTCCGGTGCTCCGAATACGTCTTCCGCTTTCTTTCTTGCTCCGCCTAGCGGCTCTCCGTCTTTGGTCTTCATCACGTTTTGCAGTGATACACCAATACCTGCGTTTCCTGCAGTGTCATACGGAAATAGCTGAATATGCACTCTGCCGTACATACCTGAGTAAATCTCCGTGTGATTGGTTACCCGCTCACGTTTTTCGTTCAATACCCCAGGAGGCTTATCTTCCGGCGTCTTAGCGTTCAGAACCCAGCAGCCTGCACATTCCGGATTATCCGGAAAAGCAGTATCTCCGTCTTTCAGGGCTACGCTCATCGTGGCGAGCTTCACAGCGCTGAACTGTGCAAACGGTTTCTTTCCTTCCGTCACTCCGTTTTGCCGTGCTACGTCCCTTGCTTTTGTTAAAGCGTTTAACGTAGCCTGATCTGATTTAGGGATCAGAATCTTAACGCTGTAGTTAGGGGTACCTCCTTGCGTGATTGCTTTAGGAGTCATCAGGTTTACGTAGCTCAGGCGGCACTCGCCGGTCACTACTTCATTTGCTTGTAATGTTGACATTTTTACTTGGTTTACTTGTATAACATTTATATTAATTAAGCTATTTAATACGGCAGATCATCGTCCGGAATAATTGCGTTTAAAGGTGAAATATCATCTTTCTTGTAAGAATCTAAGGGATCGTATCTGGCCATCTTCTTTTCTTCCCGATCCGCATCCACGCCGTCTTTGTATTCTTCGGTCCCGCCTATATCCGGGAGAGAAGTTGAGAATGTTGATTTATTGAAAATAGAAGACGCCCACTGCATCAGTTGAATCCAGTCTTTCGCTCTGTTAAACAACGTTTTGGCTTCCACAATATCCCGAATTGAATTTACGTAAAATCCCTCATGTTGCAACAATACTTCGTCATTTGCATGATTTCTGATCCATACGTCCACTTTAATATTGTCTATATAGAAAGAATAAGACATGTTTGCGTTTCCTGTGAATTTAGGATTAGGATTGGTCGCCTGAAATAATTCCAAATTGCTTATAGCGTGCGGCATAGGTTTCTCCAAAATAATATCTAAATCCCCTGGCTCCTTCGCCAGCTTAACGCCATGGAGTTTCATTGCATTAGAGCCCCCTATGACGAATCTCTCTGCTGGCAATTTCTTTTTTAACTGGTGTAACAAATCAATATTTTTCATTCTACTTCATCTTTAATTATAGCGTCTTTAAACACGGCGGCAGCATTATCGAATTCAGGCCGCGGATCGTCTACGGTTACCAACGTGGGAGTGCCTGCAGGCTTACGCAAACCGGATTCTACAATTTCTCTAAACGCTTTTGCGCCTATTGACTTTTGCAGTTTAGTGATACCTAATAATTGCTTTGGCGTATATATTTCGTTGTAGCCGGCGTCCAGCAGTTTTTTCTCTGTCTGGCTTTCGCTTACAAAGACCCGGTTGCTTTTTCCTTCCACTAGCTTCATGCCGGCCCATTTCTTACCTTTTACAGCCTCGGCCAGCATGTATTCTTTCAGGTCATCTACCCACGAGGATAAAATCGATGCTTTCTTTATTATAGATACCAGTTCATCATCTGAGAGCTGGTCATGTTTTTTCAATTCGTGCTTGAACAGGTCAAGATTATAATCTGCCAATGTCTGACACCGTACGCGCGCTCTGCAGAATTTGCAGTGGTTACCAGCAACATATTGCCCTTCTCCTGCGAAGGCGGTTTTTGCTTTAGGCGCTAATTCTTCTACAGCCCATCTCAGCAAATCAGGAACAGTAATCTCCCATTCAGAGTTATTATTTAATCTCGGTTGATATATGCCGACACTGATTACCTCAATGTCGTATACCCACCCCCACCAGGCAAGTGCGCCCAGTGCGTATACTTTAAGTTGCGTATTGTTGACTGCCGAAACCGGAACGCCTTTACCATATTTCAGATCACGGAAAATGATTTTCTTTTGTCTTGGAATAACACGCATGTAGTCGCCGGTCCCAAAACCTTCTGGTATGTAGGCTGTAATATCGAGCTTTGTTTCTACCGCGTGTACGTGATCAGGTTCTGATCCTTGCAGGCAATAATCTGCGTACTGTTCACAATACGTTAGCATTTCCGGAGAGTACAGTTCTTCAGATTGCAGCTGTTCCAATTCTAAATCATAGGCAAACTCATCTATAATCCCAAGTCGCATCTTAATGATCAGTTCCGATATAGCGTGGGCTAGAGTACCCTCTTTGGCAAAGATCGTTTCTTCGTTAGGAAACTGCTCTTCAAACCTCGCTGAAGGAGTACAAGCCATCCACCGACTAGCGGAGGATGGTGATAATACTGCATGTGCTGCTGCGTCTCCCATTTTACAGGGTATCTAAGTCGTCGTATACGTACTGATAATCGGACTCCTGAATATCAGAAGGTTTTTCACAAGCCGTTCCGTCTGCTTTTTTAAACGTAGCAATCAGTTGCTTAGCAGCATCTTTTTTATCAGTCAGCTTACCGATCTTTTCACGGATCATTTGGAGTGTAACCGGTCCGCCTGTCTGAGCCGGTGCAGGTGCAGGTGCAGGTGCAGGTGCAGGTGCAGGTGCACTCGCTGCTAACGGATCAGCTGCAGCAGGTGCCGGCGTTCCCAGCGGATCAGCTGCTACGTGTGCAACAGTTAAGGGGTCAGCCGCCACAGTTGAAGGCGCACTTAATGGATCAGCCGCAGCAGGTGCTGCGCCAAGTGGATCAGCGGCCACTGGTGCCACAGGAGCCGGTGTTTCTTTCGCTGGTGCTGCTGCACGGCTACGTTTAGTTGGCTCTTTAGGGAGTTCTGCAGCAGGACTTTGAACAGTCACAGACTGATCTGCTCCTTCTGTGCCCTGACTTAACTGAGAGAAGGCCGCTTTTGCTTCCTCTACCGAGTCGGCTTCGATGGTGATAACTATTTTCATATTCTGTTTTTGGGTTTTACTTTTTCTCTTGGATTTTGGGCTACGTCAATGATCCATATAATATCTTTAGCCACCAAACTTTCCACCGCTACATCTTTACCGGGAGCCGTCACGTCTACAACTTTTATTTCGTCCGCGAAAGTGACGTACTTCACTTTAAATCTTTGCATTTTTACTACTTTATTCTGCAAACGTACAACATCCCGGTTCCGTCGTCTTCTTGCACTTTGAACCGCATACCTCTTTTCTTAATTTCTTTTTTGTGGTAATGTACAGCAGAGTATATCGTAGCCGCAGGCGTATCCTCTAAAGGTAAACACTCCTTTACACCCATCTCCAACAATCGTTCTATCCAGGGCAGTTTTATTTCCATTGTGATTTGGTTTTTGTACAGCGTGCGGGATTCGAACCCGCGATAACCTCTTCGAAAGAGAGGTGACTTAGACCGCTTGTCAAACGCTGCATTCTTAACCGCCGAGGTGTACCCTCTTTTAGCGGAGTACTACTATTAGGGGCCCGACATCCTCTTCCAGCGCTCGGGCCAACACGCTGTGACTGGCGGTTAACGCCACAAACGTAGGTAAAAGATTTTAAAAGAAAAAAAATAATTTTAAAATTTTTTTATCTGAAATTTTTATTACGTTTGTCGTCCCAACGATGTTACACACACGCACACTATTAGAAGACATTCGTTCCGAAATCGCTGCCGTTGGCGGCCGGTTCAATATGATCGGAATACTGATCAGAGAAAGTCCTGAGTGGTTTTCCCTTGCTGAGGTTAAACGCGTACGAAAGGCGCAGCTGGCTAACGCCCGCAACCGAAAATATAAGAAAAAAAATCCCCGTACCCCTAAAAGTAACCGAAACCGGATATGGACAGATGAGGACGAGTTGTACGTTAAAAAACATTTTGGACGCATACGAACCAGTAGACTCGCACGATATTTAGGTCGTACACGTTTTGCTGTTGCTCAAAAATTCCATGCGATTGCCACCGAAGAGGAAAAGCAATGGGTAGCTGAACATGGATTATACGCATACCAGACAAATAAGTTAAAAAAGAAGTGAAGTCCCTCCACATCGATATAGAATCATACAGTCCGGTACCTATCAAAGCAGGCGTTTACCGGTATGCAGAAGAAGCGGAGATCATTTTATTCGCTTATGCGTTCGACAACGATCCGGTTGAGGTAATCGATCTGTTGGACTTGGAGGAAATACCTCATGAAGTAATGCAAGCCCTCACCGATCCATACGTGGTTAAAAAAGCCTTCAATGCTGCTTTCGAACGTGCCGTCATGCAGGCTTACTTTAACATGAAGTTACCCGCGGATCAGTGGGAATGTACGCAAGCTCGCACAGCAATGTGCGGCCTCCCATTGAATCTGGAACAGGCGGCCATGGTGTTAAACGTAAACCACCAAAAACAGATCGGAGGAAAAGCTCTGATCAATTTCTTCTGTATACCTGTCAAAAAGCCGATTAAAAAGAACGAGTTTAGGACCCGCAATTATCCGCAACATGCGCCCGACAAGTGGCAGCAGTTTAAAATATATAACGCTGCGGATGTTGAGGCGGAGCGCGCCGTGTGCCGTGCTCTGAGCTTTTATCAAATCAGTCCGTTCGAGCACAGGCAATGGTGCCTGGATCAGAAGATAAATGAAACGGGAGTAGGCATCAACGTTCCGTTTGTACGGAGCGCCATTCAACTCATCAATCACTATGAAGAGAGTTTGTTGCAAGAATTTATGGACATCACCGGTATCGAAAAGCCAAGCCAACTCGGGTTGTTGAAAAAATGGCTTTTTGAAGAGACTGGTGAAGAGGTGGATAAACTTAATAAAGAGACCATTCCTGATATTATTGCCAGTACCGACAGTAACCGTGTGTTACGGGCATTAGAGATACGCAAGGAATCTTCCAAAACTTCTACTAAAAAATACCCTACGATGATGCTTGCCCTGTGCCGCGATGGCCGTGTGCGCGGGTTGCATGAGTATTATGGTGCCAACCGGACCGGCCGGGCCGCAGGACGCTTACTGCAGCACCAGAACTTACCGCGCGGGGATGCCTCTCACAGTAACATTGAGCCTATTCGTGAACTGGTTCTGAAGAACGATCCGGAATGGCTGGAATTCTGTTACGGGGCAATACCGAATGTGCTCTCTTCGTTAATCCGAAGCACCTTAATCCCAGCTCCGGGTCATCGATTCATTATCAGCGATTTCAGTGCAGTGGAAGCACGCGGATTAGCGTGGCTGGCCGGAGAGAAGTGGGTACTTGACGTATTCAGAACGCACGGTAAGATATACGAGGCCACAGCCTCACGAATGTTCAGCCTTCCACTTGAGAAGATTAAGAAAGACTCGCCATACCGTCAGAAAGGAAAAGTGGCCGCACTAGCGCTAGGTTACCAAGGATCGGTGGGAGCATTGGTGAAAATGGGTGCCTTACGTGAAGGTATTTCTGAGGACGAGTTACCAGCCATGGTATCAGACTGGCGTAAGGCCAATCCTAATATTGTCAAGTTCTGGAAAGCGTTGCAAGAAGCAGCGGTAAAAGCGGTATCCTCCGGCCAAAGAGTACCGCTGAGTTCCGTATACGTGGACGGATACACGGCTCCTGAGAGGGGCATAGAATTCTACATGCGTGGCCGTTCGATGTTCCTTAAACTGCCTTCTGGACGCGAATTGGTATACGCTTCAGCGCAGTTAGAGCAAGGTGAATTTGGAGAGAAAATAACTTACTGGGGAATAGATCAGGTTAAGAAAAAATGGACTAAATTAGATACTTACGGAGGCAAACTCGCCGAGAACGTTACACAAGCCTTATGCCGCGATTTACTGATGAGTGGGCTGCAAAATTTGGATCGCGCAGGATATAAAATTGTGTTACATGTGCATGATGAGTCAGTGTTAGAGATGCCTATTGGAGTAGGTTCTTTAGAAGAAGTCAACCGGCTGATGACAATTCTTCCCGATTGGGCGGAAGGGTTCCCGCTGAAAGCTGAAGGTTGCGAAAGTTTTTATTACAAAAAGTAAATAATTATGAGAGTGGGTAATTTCAAAAAGGGGACTTTATGAACGTTAATCTTGACATTGCCGTCGCTAATTCGCGCGGGCAGAAAGTTTGGCACAATGAGCAATGGACGTGGGAAAAGATTGTTAAGAAAATAAAAGTAACGCACCGCACGGCGGAGACATATTCAACGTATATCTCTTTACCTAAACCCCGCCAGGCTGAGATCAAGGACATAGGCGGTTTCGTGGGCGGTTACCTCATTAACGGAACCAGAGGGAAAGGATTTGTTAAATATCGTCAGATTTTAGCGCTGGACATCGATAACGGGTATCCTGATCTTTGGGACGATTTTACCATGTATTACCCCAACGCGGCGCTGGTCTATTCCACTCACGCGCACTCCCTAGTTTCTCCCCGTTTACGTCTGGTACTGCCTTTAGACCGACCTGTCAGTGTAGAAGAGTATGAGGCCATCGGCCGGAAAATAGCCGGCGTGATCGGCACCGTCCATTTCGACCGGACCACTTTTCAAGCTGAACGTTTGATGTACTGGCCATCCACGGCCAAAGACGGCGACTTTTTCTTCCGTCAACAGGACGGACCGTGGCTGTCGGCCGATCAGGTGCTGTCGGAGTATCGGGACTGGACAAACGTATCCGAATGGCCACTTTGCCCCACAGAGTCAGAGATCATCAAGTCCGATTTGCGCAAGCAGGAAGACCCTACAGAGAAAGAAGGCATAATAGGCGCGTTTTGCCGTGCCTACACCATCTCGGATGCTATCACAGAGTTTCTTCCGCACGTGTATGCGCCAGCTGGCGGAGACCGGTTCACTTACCTTCAGGGCACCACGGCTGCTGGTGCCGTCTGCTACGATGACAAGTTCTTATTCAGTCACCACTCCACTGATCCTACTAGCGGCATTCTTTGTAACGCATTCGATCTTGTACGCATCCATAAGTTCGGCAGCGAGGACAATGATCCGACCGCGCCCATAGGCAAACGGCCTTCCTTCGGCTTGATGTCGAATCTTGCACGAAAAGATGCTTCCGTAATACGTGAAATAGGTATATTTAATCTTGATCTGCCTCAAGATGCTGATACCTCATGGTTGCAGCAAATGGACGTAGATAAACGAGGCAACTATACGGCAACCATAAATAATTTCTTGCTCGTTCTGAGGAATGACACCAACCTCAAAGGTAAGTTCTCTCTTAACGAATTAGATTACTTACTGTACGTGAAGGAAGGAGACGGCCTTCGGGAGTTTGACGATAGCGATGAAGGATCAATCAGGCACTACTTTGAAACGACCTACGGAATCTATCACGCCGCTAAAGCTAAAGATGCTTTTACCCTGGCCTGCAAAGACAACTCCTTCCATCCCGTACGGGACTACCTTAACTCGCTGGAATGGGACGGCACTGAACGTCTGGAAAGACTGTTCATTGATCATCTCGGTGTAGCCGATAACCCTTATACCCGTGCAGTCACCCGTAAATCTTTGGTGGCGGCCGTAGCGCGCGTAATGCAGCCCGGCATTAAGTTCGACTATATGGTAGTCACTGTGGGGTCTCAAGGCAAAGGAAAGAGTTCACTGCTTGCCGATCTTGGAAAGCAATGGTTTTCTGACACGCTTGACAGCGTGGCCGGTAAAGAAGCCTACATGCAGATACAAGGTGCATGGATCATGGAAATGGCCGAACTGTCAAGTATTAAAAAAGCAGACGTGGAAGCTGTTAAGCACTTCCTGACCAAACGGGAAGACAGATATCGCCCCCCTTTCGGTAGGCACAATGTAAACGTTAAGCGCCAAACTGTGTTCTTCGCATCTACCAACGAGCATGTTTTTCTTATCGATAAAACAGGTAATCGTCGTTTCTGGCCACTCGTTGTTACCAAAAAATACACTCCCGGCACCATAGACCCTGATCCGCTATGGGCCGAGGCGTTATGGTATTACAAACAAGGTGAACCTTTGTACCTGACCGAGGAACTGGAAGCGTTAGCGGCCGAGCAGCAAAGCGCGCATACCGAAGTGGATGAACGGGCTGCTATGATCAAAGAGTATCTTGATATGCTTGTTCCGCCTAATTGGTATACCCTTAACAATTATGAGCGCATATCTTATATCGGGGCGTATCACGACTCTCCTGCGCCTGAAGGAGGTATTAAACGCGAACAAATATGCGCTGCAGAAGTATGGTGTGAACTATTCCGTCAAAATTTCAGCGATATGACTGCGTACAATACGAAGTTTATCCACAACGCGCTGATGTCTATGCCCGGATGGGAACGCACAGGCCACATCAACTACACCCGGTACGGAAGCCAGCGCAGCTTTGTACGTCAAGGTCGCACTGCGCTCGACGAATTAACTGATCTGTTCACAGAAGAGGCGTGGGAAAACGCCTAAACAACTCAAATTAATGTGGATTTTACCCAGCAATCACCCTCTATCCTCAGCTTTTGCCCCGGAATACGCGGCCTCGAACGAGGACTTGAAAGAATATTTCCATCAATCAGAACCGAGTGCTATGTGGAAATCGAAACCTTTATTGTGGAAAACCTACTTGCTTCAATGGAAGAAGGTTTGGTGGCTCCGGCACCTATCTGGACGAATCTTAAAACCTTCAACCCGTACCCGTTTCGAGGCCTCATTGACGGAGTTATTGGTGGCTACCCGTGCCAACCGTTTAGCTATGCAGGAGGAAGAAGGGGAACAGAAGACCCAAGGCACCTGTGGCCTTTCCTTCGACAGCATATTGAGGTCATACAACCGGGATGGTGTTTTTTCGAAAATGTTGCAGGACACCTCACGTTGGGCTTTGATGTCGTTAAAAGAGAACTGGAAGAGCTGGGCTACTTCGTTGAGGCAGGAATCTACACTGCGGAGGAAATCGGCGCGCCTCACAAGAGAGAACGACTGTTCATCCTTGCAATTAAACTGGAACACACCAACAACGGATGCCAGACCAGAACACCCGGATTCGATGAGAGCCCGGGCAGAGAAGAACGGTTACAGCAACGGAACGCTCTATCGGAATTTGGCCTCTCAAGTGATGTGGACAACCCCAGTAGCGGACGATGCCAGCAACCGGAACACCAAGTATGCGCAAGGGGGTACTGCCCTCGGTGTTCAGGCGAAACAGTGGGGCACTCCGCGTATATCAACCAACGGTATGAAGGGACAAGTGAACCCTACCAAAGGATCACGAGTGGAGGATCAGGTGTTGAACTGGCCGGCGCCTGTTACAACGGATGCCATGGAGCCGAAAACAGAGAAGGCCATTACTCGGGAGATGACCGAGACCAGACCCGGCCGAACCAGTTTCAGCAATCTGAGGGATGCCGCGGTACACGGTCTGATGGCCAACTGGACAACTCCATCAACGAGGGATTACAAGGATACACCGGGTATGGTAGCCGAAAGAACGGACGGGAGATCACGCAACGATCAACTCCCGAGACAGGTATTTTCCCTGCAGGCCAAGGAGAGTTCCAGTACCCATGGGAAGAACCCCGCACGATTGAATCCTGCTTGGAGTATACAATTAATGGGTACAACTTTACAGAAGACCTTCATCGTGCCATTGGTAATTCGGTCGTTGAACAAACAGCAGAACTTGCTTTCAGAGACCTCACCAGAAAAATACACGAATGGTTCAGATACGTTACAGGATGATTGGGTTAACACATGAAAGGAGAAGCAAAATTAGAGGCCAAGTTCCGGGAAAAGATAAAAAAAGCAGGAGGCGTTGCTTTTAAATTCGTCTCTCCCGGCTACTCTGGCGTAACGGACCGGCTTGTCCTGATACCTGGCGGAACAGTCGTGTTTGTTGAACTCAAAGACGGAAACAAGTCGCTATCAGCGTTACAGGTTCAGTTTGAAAAACTAATTAAGTTTCACGGAGGTCACCACGAGATCATACGTACGGAAGCAGACATAACAGAGTTTATTGATAAATATTTTTGGCATTTAGGATGAGAATACTAGTCGATTGTTCAGTATGTGGATGGCCAGTGTATAAAAGGCCAAGCCAAATTGAAGGTGTCAAAAACATAGCGTGTTCTACTGAATGCGCTAGAAAGACTCCACGCACAGGTCGTCCTTCGAATCAAATTACAAAAGCATGTATTATATGCGGAACTTTAGTTACGCGTTCTCCGTCTCATTTTACAGAAAATTGTTGTTGTAGTCGCGCCTGCACAAAGACTTATACCCGAGATAGACTCTCCAACCTCAATAGAGAATTAAACCCTACCCGGATGATACCTTTAACCCGAGAAAAATTAAGAGAAGCACGATTGGGGTCAGGAGAAGGAAAATCTTATGAAAAAACTTACGGACGACATACACACCGCATCATAGCAGAACAGATATTAGAACGCCCATTGAAGAAAGGCGAAGTCGTTCACCATGAAGATGAAAACAAAAGAAATAACAATCCTTCTAACATTAAGATATTTTCTAGTCAAGCAGAGCACGCTGCACACCATGCTAAAAGCAGACCTATTAATCCGAAAGCACGAAAATGAGAAGTAGAGAAGATTTACACACTTACCAGGAACGCGCGATAGCCTTCGGACTTCGCACTCCTTTTTGCCAGTTGCTGCTAGAAATGGGCTTAGGCAAGTCGGTTTCCACGTTTGTTATTATAGATACACTATTAAATTGGTGCGAAATCTCAAAACCGCTGATAGTTGCCCCGCGCCTAGTTGCAGAAAAGACATGGAGCGATGAGATTGAAGAATGGGATTTTTTATCCCATTTACGAATCAGCAAGGTGGTGGGGTCAGCTAGTAAAAGAAAAAAAGCATTGACTGCGGAGGCCGATATATGGGTAATAGGCCGTGATAACTTACCGTGGCTTGTCGATCTGTGCGGTTCTTTTTGGCCTTTCGATATGGTAGTTCTTGATGAGTCTACGTCATTTAAATCCCATGCCTCTCTTCGCTTCCGTAAAATGAAAGAAGTTCTGAAACACGGCAAAATACAAAGAATGATACAACTTACAGGAACCCCGGCTCCCAACGGCCTTTTGGACTTGTGGGCGCCACTGTATCTGTTGGACAAGGGCGAACGCTTAGGCGCATCAATGGAGGGCTACCGTAACCGGTATTTTGTTAAGAACGAATATAAGCACCGGTACGAAATCAGACCAGGAGGTGCAGAATCCATCCAGGACAAGATCAAGGATATCTGCATATCGATGCGAAAGGAAGATTGGCTCGATTTAAAGCCCGTAGAGAACGTCACCCGTAAAATCGACCTTCCCAACATGGAAGAGTATATTAAGTTCAGAGAAGAGGCCGTTTTGGCCTTAGAGGAAGGAGAAATCACTGCGGTGAATGCGGGCGCGCTTTACACTAAACTTTTACAATTCTGCAACGGTGCGGTGTATGATGCAGATAAAAATTTCCACGTAGTGCACGACGCTAAGCTGGACTTGTTGGAAGAGATTATAGATACGTTGAACGGTGCGCCAGTGATTGTATTCTATTGCTTTCAGAGTGACATTGCCCGAATCAGTCAACGAATCAAAAAAGTACAAACCTTAACGGGCGCCAAGAACCCCACTGAGATCATAAACGCATGGAATAAAGGCGAGATCGAAGTGCTGCTTGCACATCCAGCTAGTGCAGGTCACGGACTTAACCTACAGCACGGGGGTCACCGGATTATCTGGTTCGGCGTTCCGTCTTCTTTGGAACTGTATCAACAGGCCGTAGCCCGTCTCGACAGGCAGGGTCAACCGGAGAGCGTAGTGAACATGCACTTGATCACGGCCAAGACCATCGAAGAGACGGTAGTAGCCCGGCTGATCGACAAAACGCTTACCCAGGATACCCTAATTGATGCTTTACGTGCATTCACAGAAGACGCAGCGGCGTACAGGGCATCCCGGGCTGTAGCTGTGGTGGAAGATGATTGGATAAATAGTTAAAATATTTTAAAAGATTTTCAAATATTTATTTTTATCTTTGGGGTATGGACATCACACAAATAGCACAGGAACTATACGACATATATTGGACAAGGGTTCAGACCGATGACCCACAAGAGTCTTTTCAAGTAACGAGTCTATTACATGAAATAGAACAGTTACCCCATTCTGAAGGACTGCGACTGATCTTACACGTATTACAGGTAAAAAGTCTCATGTTGGAAAATGGCCAAGAAGATCATCCCTTTGTGGACATGAAGCACATGCGTTTTATGGGCCATTACATTAAATCTTTTCCAACTGACGAATTGAGATGAAAAAATTCTACGCCGGCATAGGATCGCGGGAGACTCCTGAGTCCGCCAGACCACTTATTAGCGCCATCGTTCAATTCCTGCACGAGGAAGGCTACACGCTGCGTTCAGGTGGCGCTCCCGGTGCAGATGAGATGTTCGAAACTACTCATCCGGATAAAGCGTTTCGCGAGATTTACCTGCCATGGTACTGCTTTCAGAGTAACACTTCTCCGCTATGCGTAGTACGCGAAGAAGCCATAGCGTTCAGTCTGCAGTTCCATCCTAATCCCGCTGCTTTAAAACAAGGTGCCCGTCAACTGATGGGGCGGAACGCTTATCAGGTGTTAGGTCTTGATCTGAAAACCAAGGCTGACTTTTTGGTGTGCTGGACGCCTAACGGTGCCGATTCCGATTCTGATGAGGCCGTAATAAAAAACTCAGGCGGAACAGGTCAGGCCATGCGCATAGCTCAGGCTTACGACATCCCCTTTTGGAACTTAAAAAACGGCAACCTTAACACCTTTAAACAATGGTATTGTGATCACAATTTTGACATTATGTAGTTATGAACATCTTTAAAAGACTCTTCAAAAAGAAAAAACCGAACACCGATCCGGTGATTGTGGCTATCGAAGTGGTGAACATTATTAAGCAAGCGGTAGAATCCAAAACTACGCTGTGGTTTGTTAACATCACTAAACCGAACTGGGATAACAGGCTAGTCGCTGCTGTCCGGGAAGCCTGTGTAATTGCGCTGTACAATCTGAACCTGGTCAAGGAAATGAAAGGACCTAAATTGGTTGTACAGAACGAGGCGTTGCAAGATAGTATGTCCTTTTTACGGTGTATCCACAAAACAGATCGTGGACCTATCTATGATCGCCTAGCAGGTCACATTGCGGCTGAACTGAGTGGGGAACTGTTTGAATCGGCCGTCACTAAGACCAGAGAAACTTATAAACAAATGGTATGAATAAGACCCTCACAAAAGAAAATTTTTGGGACGCCATAATGGAACTGTACCCAAAATCAACTACATTGTTCTGCAAATGGATAGACGAATACAAGGAAGCTGTAAGCTGGAATAAGTTGTTTAAGGCAAATGAAGATACTATACAGATACATTCTTCAACGTACAAGTTCCACGAAATACCTTATGCGATGCAGCAGGGGATTTGGATTGCGTTTGTAGACGACAATCTTGAAAAGTATTTCGAACAGCCTGAGTATACGTACAGCGGCGATCTTGTAGAAGATATCAATAAAGTCTTCGGTGAGATAGAGGATTTAATCGAGGCACCATGAAAAAGTTAATACTAATAACCTTATTGCTTCCGGTGATTGTAATGGCACAGAGCAAGCCGGTAACTATGGACACGGTTAAATTCAAAGGGTATTCAATTTCAACGATGGGATCGGCCACGTTTAGTAAATCGGCCGGAACAATCAAACAATGGACAGTAATAACGACAGATACAAAACCTGCAATGACCATATCGCATCCAGACAGTAACGGTGTAATCAAGGTATGGATAGATCGCAAGCGAGTTACGTGGACTTCTGATTCCACGTTCACTCTCCAATCTTATAAACAATGAAAAAGTCAATTATAATCATCGCGCTATGTGCCCTTGTAGCATCGGCATTCGCGCAACCATCGGCTAAACCGGACAGTTTAAAATGGAATTTGAAGTTTGAATCCACTCAGGATAGAAACGTATTCATCCACCGATTAGACACCACGATAGTGACCGTGAACAACTCTGACATCCCTTCAAAGGATCGTGTGAAATTAGTAGCATACCTGCAATCACTAATGCAGTTCATGTACGGTCAGTTTCAAACGCAGAACCAGCCTGCGGAACCACCTAAAAAGAAATAAGCTATTTTGGGCGTCTGTACAATAACACGACGCCCAAAATGCCTAAAATCACTATTAAAGCAATAATTTCGTTCATATAACTGTCGTCGATCCTGCCGACTCTTTTCCATCCTTCTTGGCCTCCTGTATGACCGGCTGCTGTTCGTACCCGACCGGCTTGGGATCGGGAGAAGAGGCGCCAAGCGCAGTTATGGCCAACATCAAGAACATTTGCCAGTAATTTATCTCTACGCCCTGGTTAGTCTGCAGGAAGGTTGCCAGGGTTCCGGCTAACGTTGTAAAGATAGTGGTACTCTGACCTCTCCAATTACGGGCGAAATAAGTCAGCCCTACCGTGAATACCGCATACACTACTGCCTTCCAGTTGATGTCTTGCGGATTTTCGAAATACTGTTGTACCCCAAGAAGAATGGCCGAGGACAGACCTATCAGAAATACCTTGTTTTTCGTCCAAAAATTAGCTTCCATGTGTTTAAATATTAAGTGGCGAAATACGTCCAGCCAGCAGCATAATCAGTACAATTATCGCTGCCACGACAATAATAATTCTCAGAGCCTTGTTAAAAGGTTCAGGTACGCCAGAATAGCTCAGCAGCCAGATGACCAGTGCGAACACGGCGATGTAGATGATCAGGGTAATAATTAATGTTATCATTTGTATAATCCTAGTTTAACTGCAGTGGCGTAACCTACTATACCATCCGATTTAAGCCCGTTTGCGGCCTGAAAGTCCTTCACAGCCTTCATCGTACCGTTTCCAAAAATGCCATCGTCTTTGATCTTGAGCGCTCTTTGTACAAGCACTGTAGGTGCCAGGAACACATACTTTGTATTAGGTATAAATTGCTTGGCGTTATATAAGGCTAGTAATTCTGACGTTTTATAACCGAAAGCCATCTCTACATGTGGCATATCAATAAAAGTACGCCAATCCCCACCCCAGGAGAATCCGTGTTTTTTAAAGATATTGGCAATCTCTATCCAGTCTGCTTTGTGATCTCCGTCATAATCGCCGTTGGTATCCCATTTCGGCGTTTCGAATTTCATATCACCGTTAGTGTCCACTAGTAACACGTAGTCTAAAGCCAAGCCGTATTGGTGGAATGACGTACCGGGCCTAGCGTTGGTGATGACATTGCCCATGGGTTTGGATTTACTCTTACCATCCGTATTTACCTTCGACCTTCCCAGGTCATAGTATGCCTGCTGCACTTCGAAAGTTCTTAACCCTTCCTGAACTCGGCAAATCGCTTTACCAGTTAAAGCACAGCCGATCTCCTGGTACGCATTAAGGGCGGACTGCACCACAAGCGGATGAAGCCCCATAATTTTTTCAATAGAGGACTGATCAGTCATTTGAATTCCTTAAATAGTTTTTCCAGTGCTTTCTCGTTCATGAATAAGCTGGATTTTTTCAATTCGTGCATATCTTCCTGAATATTTTGTAACATAATATTCGTGGGTTGCAGCGTATCCTGCATTTCTTCTTTCACAATGCCCTTTATGTACTCTCTATCTCGCCGGTTCTGCTGCCGGATGAACCATCCTATAAAGAGCCCGGCCAATGATACTGATATACCTATTATAATACTATCCGCCATGATTTCTAACCCTTTCTAACATCTCCTTTCGGTATACTACCTTCCTGTGCGCGTCGCTGATTACCCGGATGAAGTCTTTACTAAAATTTTTGTTCTTAATTACGTACGCCCACGTATGGTATGTATTCTGTAAATGAGATATTAGCTCAGGATTATCGTCTCCGGAAGCTACTACAATATAGGCCATAGGGAAATTTCTGTCGATTTTTTCAACGGCTTTTATAACGTCGAAATTCGGCATATTAATGTCCACAACGGCAATGTCCATCTCATCTTCAATCAGATCGAGACGATCCATAAAATCTTCGCCTTTGTAAAACTGCTCTATATGGTACGCCTCGCCTGTCGATTCTAACAGCATACGCATAATGTTACTAATGTCTTTGTCGTCATCTATTGACGTGACGAAGGTTCTGATCATTTTTGTAATTCCTTAATTTTTGCTTCTAATACCTCAATTCGTTTCATAGCTTCCTGCACCACGATATTGACACCATACTGTATTTGCTGCTCATAAACTGATTTGAGGTTTGTACCGTCGTCGGCCTTACCGAAATTGCCTGCGTTGCTTACCCATTCAGGATAGACGCTTTCTACCTGTTGAGCCATTACGCCCAAAAGGTTGCGTTGGTCTTTTTGGTCTTTGTATTGGTATTTATCAAACTCAATGGCTTTGATTATATCCCAATATGAACCTGCTTTAGTGATGTTCTTTTTTGCCCGGCTATCTGAAAGGTTTACGTTGTTAGCTTGATAATTGGCTATACCGCCGTTAGTATATACTGCAAATCTTTGGACGCTATTTTCCTCTGCGTAGTAAAAGTAATTGGTGCCGTTATTTTTAGTTGTATTGTGCCTAACCAGAAAACCATACGGATCTGTGCCGGCATGACTTGAAATTACGGTAGCTGTAGTATTAGTATTACTAACAAATTCATGATATGCGCCTGTACTGCTTAAATACGTTCCAGTATTTGACGCTTTGAAAAAGCCGTCTGAGGTGAAACGTGCTCGTTCTGCAGCTCCCGCCGCTGTCGTTTGAGTGAAAAACGAAAGATAACTGGCCGCGTTACCTGAAGTTGCATTTTCTTTACCGCCTGTTATGCCCGAAAATACCTGAGAGCCCGTGCCGCTTTCTTGCCTGAAAGCTATACCACTCTTTGGAGAAGCATTGTACGCTTGATCGCTGGCAAGAATAGCATTAAAATACATTGATCCTGTTGAGCCGGGAGTACGATTTACAAAAATTGCCGTTGAAAATTCGTTATCTGTCCCGATAACCAGCCTACCTAAATTCGTATAAAAATTACCTGTGGTAGTGGTGTTTCCTGTAACGCTTAATGCCCCAGAAATGCCAGTTGCACCGTTATACGCTACTGAAAAAACCGAAGATGAATTATTAAGAATATTAAATAAGTAGCCAGTGCTTGCACTAAAGTTTGTGTTAAACTGATGCGCTCCCGAAGAAAAGCCTGTAGCGGAAGATATATTCGAAGCTCTTCGCGCTTCATAGACTATTCCCCCTCCGGTTGTTTCTGACGTGCCTATTAGATATGGGTAACCACCTCCTAAAGTAGTTAGAGATAACCCGGCATTTGTACTTGCACTGCGATTTGAAATAGATGTGATGTTACCACTTGCCGTAATATCAGATGCTCCAGTTAATGCGCCCCCAAACGTAGCTGTACTACTTGTTGCAAAAGGGGCTAATATCTTAACCAACGTTCCATCTATGTACAAATCTTGATTTACTGTTTGAGCAGCGTTTGTTGCGGCTAAATAACTCCCGTTCAGGCTTGTAAGCCATGGAATAAACCGAATACCTCCACTTGCACTGCTTGCAAAGAAAGCGTTTGTATTGCTTGCAACAACAGACGTTACTATATTCCCAAACGTAGCTGTACCAGTTTGTGATATTTTTAATGCATTTACTTGACTTCCCCCGTTGTAGACATCTATATTAAATCCACTGCTTGCATCCGTTCTAAATCCCCATATTCCATTTCCATCATTAAAAACATAATTAGGATTACCAGATACTGCCCCTATATTATTAGTGTTGGTTGATGTTGCAGACCCTTGTATATTACCAGAAGCAATATATCTGGTTCCTGACAGAGTTCCGGTAAGCGTCAACCCTGCAAAAGTGGGTGTGTTACTTGTTCCAATGCTTTGTGGCAAACTGAGGGTAACCGCTCCGGTACTGGCAGACGCTATAACCTGGTTTGATGTACCTGTGATTGACGTTACACCAGATGAAGAAGTTAAATAGCCACTATCATTATTCCACTGGGATATGTTACCTGACTTGTTTGTGAAAGTGTTCGTGCTGGTTGCCGTAACGTAGCCTGCATCATTAGTAAATGAACTGACGTTGGTAGGAAAAGTTGCTAGAGACAAATCCCCGCGGAAATACTGAGAAGGACTGCCCGTTGTAATCGTAGACTGTTTCCCATCTAACGCTGTCTGAAGACCACTAATCCTTGAAATAGCAAAGTTTGTGGCATTCAACCGTGACTTCGATACAAGCCCTGTGGACGAGGTTGTGTCCGCAACAACTGTCCTTGCCACGCTACCATCAAAGCTACTTCCTGTAAGCCCGTAACCGAACGATAAGGCGTTTGGAGTAGGAAAGGATGTAGGCGCTCCTGTGATCTTCCCCCATGCCAGTGAAGTGATCCAGGAAGGATTAGCATAAGAGCCTGACGTGTACACCCCATTGGTAACCGTTCCGGCGTTTCCACTAATCGATATATTCCAGGTGCCTGTTGCACCGGTTCCGTTTTGCAAAGGATAAAACGACGAATAATCTCCTACCAAAGGCACCACTGCGCCTGTACGTGAGTTGAACGAGGTTACTCCGTCCCCGTCCTGCCCTACTGTAATCCACGCAGTACCATCCCAATACTGGAAGCCTACGCCTGTTTTGTAAAACATCATACCAGGCGTTCTGCCGGTGGTGGGATTGGTTGTTCCGTTAGGAGCGGCCAGACCGTTTATGAATTTGGTATTGGTCGTATTGTTCTGCTGGCCGTAGGCAAAGCTACTGAAGAGTAGCAATAAGGCTAATAATTTTCTCATATTGTTTGATACGCTACCCACAACGACTCTCCAGGAGAGAAGCCATAGTTTAATGTAATTTGTCCCGTTGCGTTGTCGAACTTGGCAAACTCGTTGTCCGGTCCGCCACTGTGTGCCCTGAGCACTGTTCCCGAACCTCTGTATACCGATAGCACGTTTTGACCGATCAGTTCAGGGAAGGTGTAAGATACTTCTCCCTCGTCAGGATACACGACTGCTGTTTGCGCAAATGATCCCGGCACAGAGATGATGGTTACCCCTTCAATTACCACTGTAGGATCGGAAGTAAACGAGCCGGTAAAGCTGCTCAGTAGTGACATTAACAGGTCGTAAGTACGTGTAGTGAGATCAGTGTTGTTTTCAGTTTCTACATCGTATTCCAGAGAAATGATGGCCGCTGCCAGGCAGTTCAGTTCACTCGTTGTGCAAGCGAAGCATCCTTCCACCATTTTAGTTCGGATTTCTTCTAACTGCTGAGTATAGTATGCCCACCCAAGTTCTATTTGATCAATTATTTCCGCGAACGTTGCCATGGCTATTGCAGGATTAGATCAAGGAAAGAGTTGGCTGCATTGATGTCATTTTGCCAAGCCACGCTGTTTCCTGACGGAGCTGCATTAATAGCGCCGATGATGAATGCATTTGCTTCACACAAGTTACGGGCATTGGCCGCACCCTGGCAACACCCTGATCCGAGAACCTTCTGTAACTTGTTATTGGTAATCCGCCTTAGCGGGAATTTTTGTGTCTTTTCATACTCCGCCACTCCCTGCAGCAAGCGTTCGGTAGTGAACCACAGGTCTTTAGTTTGGTTATACGTAACGGTATTGGAGTCAAGAAAGCTGGATGTTTGCAAAATGTTGCCCTCAGCATCCTTGATGACGATGGTGTTAACGGTGAAATCTGATTTCACGTACCCCTCATCGTTGTCTCCGTAAGGAGAAGTATCCGTGAACGTTGATACACGTCCATCTGCAGATTGAGCTGCTGCGGTTGATGGTTCGAATGCTGCCATTGTGGTATAAAGATAATTATTTTATTAAATCGTTATATTTTTCTTTTAACATTGCTTCTGAGTATTTATTTGCTCTGGATTTCAAAGCAGTATGAATGTCACTTTTTGGCTTTCCTGCTTCTTCCAAAGCTGCTTTCAACTCTGCACCGTACTGAAGAATAAATTCATCGTTCAGCTTCTGCCTTTCAGCAACTTGCTCGTCAGTTAATTTAATTTTTTCGCCATTCAACCCTTCTACAGTGTCGTTGGCAGGAAACTGAAGTTCGCGGTTAGGGTAGGCTGAGGTTCCCACGCCGAGCAAAGAAATAGGCAAATACTTGTACGGTACTTGCAGTTTGCTTGGATCGTTATCGACCATGGAAACTACCTTATCTGACACAGAGAGCGGCAGCATTTCCTTCCATACATCTTTGTAAGTGTACTTGTTGCCCAAATAGTCTTTACCGCGTGCTAGGTTTAACGTCATCGCTACAAACGGTGACAACTTGGACTCACCAAAACGAGACGCTACGCTTAACCCGGTAGGATCGTAGGACGTTTGCGGGTTAGTAAGGTCAAGTTGTTCACCGAAGGAATTCGTAGTACGACCGAGACGTTCCCGGGCACCAAAAGTTATATATTGACCGAAACCGCCCAGCACATCAAGGCGCGTATCACCGTCCCTCAGTTTCAGAAAGTCAGAACTTGTCGGATCATCTTCTACCTCGTATCCGCGTTGGGCTGCAGCCCATAGAACAACCGCTGCTGCAACCGCGAGTTTACCCATGTCTTTAACGTATTCGCGTTTCACCTCGGCAGGTGTGTTACGCCACCATACCGGGTTGATTGGATTGGTAAGTAACCTTATACGGGACGCCATCAGACGAGGCGAGAACAAAGCAAAACTCAGGAAACCTTTCCAGCTTTCTACCGGTCCGAGGTCTCCACGGCCGGTCACTTCGTTGGCAAACCGGGCTGCCTCTTTAAATGCCTGGGGATCGGACTCAAAAGTCTTTTCGTTAGCTTCCATTTGCATGGACAGCTTCATAAACACATCCACCCGTTGCATGTTCAAATAAGAGGCGTATGCACGTTCACTACCTTTGACAATACCGCCTATTTTTTTGATCTCCTTGCCGGATATTTTTTTAATGGCTTTAGTGGCCGCTTCCGGAATAGCACTTTCTTTTCCGTAATACGGGATGTGATTTATCCAGTTTGACTGAAAAGCCTCTTCCCGGGCTGTCAGCTTAGGGTTTTTGATGTCAGCAATATAAAGACCTGCATCGAGCATTTTTGCGTACTCAGGACTGCTCTGCAGGTCATACATCCACCGATTGTACCGCTTCTCCGATACGGTCTGCCGTAACATCTCCCAAAACATTCTTACGCCTTTGGTAGGGTTACGTGATATCGTGTTTGAGACAGTGCGTACAAGGCCTTGACGCAGAACGGCGGATAAGTCAGCAGTGGCTTTGGCGGCCCGGAACAAACCGGAGACTTCTCCTAACGTATCCCATAGTTTTTCTTCCGGTTCACGCCTAGCTAATTCATCTTTATACATGGCCACGTCGTACTCGTATTTCGCTTTTTCTAGCGCATCGCGCAGTTCCAGGGCCTCTTCGTCCAGTTTGATAACCTGACGCTTCATCTTTTTAAAGTCCTTGGCATTGGTGCGATTACGCAACTCTTCTATCCGGTTACGGGTACGTGTTTTGAAGGATTTTAAACGGGGGTCTGATCCTCCGGCAATTATTGCTTTGATGTGATCGACCGTTAAGTCTTCAACGGTATCTTTCAGTTCTGCATATATTGAATCAGCTACTTCCTGTACAGAGAGTACACCGCTTTCAGCGTACAGCTTGGCCAGCTTTAGCACATCGCCGACCATTTCCACCGGGATCGGATTAGCGCTAAGGGTAGACCTTTGATTCTTTAGTTTTTTACGGATAGCCTCAAGAGTATCAGCGATATCCTTTTGAATAGCTTCACGCTTACGTACCTGTCCTGCTTTTTTCTGCTCACGAACCAAACGTTTATAAGCGGCATCGGATAAGTTATCCACGTTCTTGGCTTCCAGTTCTGCAATTTTTGCTTCTAGCTCGGCCACCTTTGTGTCGTATGCTTCTGTCTTCGATGAGATATCCTTGTACTGCCTGGTCACCTCGTCTTGTTGCGCCCCGGTAAGTGCTTTTCCGCCGTTAGCATCGAATTTGCGAATGAACATGTTGGCCAGCGAGAAGTCCTGCAGCATTTTAATCTTACGGGCGTTGAAAGCACGCGCCTGTATAGTACCGGCTTTTTTACTTGCCAGGAATGAGTCATTCAACTCATTTAGGGTTTGGGTACGTTGCGCAATCAAACTCTTCATCGCTGTCTCGTTATCTACCGATTTGGTAATTTCAGCGTCGATATTGGTGAGTTCTTTATCTTTGGTAAGTTGGTACTGCTTTAGAGCAACCACCTCTTCCGGAGTCACTGCTTTGCCCTTGTCCTTGTTGAGAATGTCATCGATCAGTTGTTTGGCGTCGAAACCTTCTTCCCGGATCGCAGTAGTTGTTTCATCCACTAACGCTTCTTGCGATTGCGGGGTAACTGCGTCAAACTCGCCCAGGCCTAATTCTACACGGCGCGCTTCGACATCTGCGTTTTTTAACGCTGTGCCCTCTTCCGGAGAACTTTCACTTTCCTCGGCAATGACTTCAGGTCCTGCTGGGGGTATTCCTTCCGCCATTTCTCCGCTATCTCCGGGTACTGGCTGTACAGGAACTTCATCTGCTGTTTGCTCTTGAATGGCATTTTCTTCAGGGTTAATAACAGGTTCATTTTCAATATTTTCCTCTATGTTCACCTCATTCATAAGGGGAACATCAGCTGATTTAGGCAAGCTATCGCCCATCACGTCATCGAACCGGGATTTCAGGTCATTGAACTCAGCCTCGCTGATCTGACGTGCGTTTTTAGCGTCAGTAAGGCGTTTCATAGACGCCTCGTATTTAGCCACTTTATTGTTTACCTGCTTCAAGGCAGAAAGGTCATCTTCCGCTTTAGTCAGTACAGCTTCCTGCAACTTGGTTGAAGTTTCCTCCAACACGTCTAGCTTATCCTGCGCTACTTGCAGCTGACTGGTCAGTGCTTCCTTGGTTCCCGGGGATATGCTGGAATTTTCGAGTGACGTTTCGATGCTGGCAATCTGTTGCTGCAGCTCGGCTGCCTGCGCTTGTTCTTTTTCAGGTAAAGCCGCTAATTTTGCTTCCGCTTGATCTGATATCTTAGCAATGCGGTCATTTACCTTTTCCAGTTCGTCAGCCAGTTGGTCTTTTACCGTATCGTCCAGATCATCGTTATCCAGATCGTTGACCAGATCGTTTCGTAACTGTACCTCTTTAGAGATAGCCTGTTTTTGTTTTGAGTTGTATATGCCCGACAAAGAGTTTCCTACAGTCTGAATGCCGCCCCCGGTCACTCCCCCGATAATGCCCGCGTCGATAATTCCTTGGGTAATGTCCAGATCAGGATTAATAGTGGCTTTATCCACGATGTTCTGAGACAACTGCGTGCTCATTTCTTCTATGGCGTTCTTCACTGTAGAAGTTAGTGGCTGTACACGTTTAACTGCTTTCTCCACGTAGCCGGTCACGAAATCTTTAGCTATTTTAGCAGCAGCTTCCTTGCCGTCTTTGGTAAAAGACAAAATCACGTTATCCAGTATGGCTTTAGTACCGAACTCCTGGTCAAACACTACCTCGGACAGGCCGTTCATTGCGGCATTAATAGGTTTTATGTAAGCAGGGACATCATCCCGGCCTTCTAGTTCAGCGTTCTTGGAAGAGGAAAATGGAAGGGAATTAACGAGCGTTTTCCCTACTTTGCCCAGTTTGGCTGCAGACCCGGCACCGCCCGTCAGGTACATTCCTGCAATGGACGGTGCAGAGCCTGCAATGTTGTTCAACACCTGTTCGCCTGCATCTTTATAATTCCCGCTTTTGATTGACTCAAAAACGCCCTTATCATATTTTTTAACCTGATCTTCGTACTCTTTGGCGTTAGCCTGAGAAGCCATTCCTAAAAACCGCAAATTAGAAAGGGGAGATTGGTATCCGGTAGAGTTAACAAACTCATCGTAGTCGGCTTTCCATTCGGGATGATTCGTCAGTTCGGCTATGGCGTTCTGTGGAACAGAAGCCAGATCGAAGATCATTTTAGGGGCTTTGAACAGCCCTTCGTTGAACTTATTAAGTCCGGCCATGAATGAAGCACCCATGCCGCCATCTGCTTCTTTTTTATCAGGCTGCGAGGCGACTGCTGCTTTTCTTCTTTTTACGGTTTCCAGGGCTTTTTGCCTTGCTTCGCCTATTAACACGGACGGGATAGGCAGAGGGGAAGTCTGGAAAGCCTCGTAGCCACTTTTTAATGGCTTTCCAGTATTCTCTGATACAGACGATGAGCCTTTTTTTTTTAATTCCGTTCCGCCAAATTCTGCAAACGGATCAGGGCCGGTCTCTTTAACGGCTTTGCCTCCGAACTCTTTGAAAGGGTCTTGTTGCTCTGCCATTACTGTAATCGTTTAGCTGTTGGGTATTTTTTCTTAAAGGCCTCGAACTGACTGGCCGGTATTTCTCCCACCTTTCCATTCACTTCTACTTGTATGTTACCTGATGTAGCTGCTGGTTTAGTTGCTGCAGGCTTAGGAGCAGGTGCTACACCATCAGCAGGCCGGAAATTGCCCAATGCCTCTTTTATCGCTTTAGAGTTCTTTACATTAGTGGGTAGTGCCTTGTACGGGATCAGCATATCTGTGTAAATATTAGCTGCCCCGGGCACAGGTACTTTAATATGAACCATAGCCCGTTCTTCTACTGCGTCAGGATTAGTTGCTGCGAAATTAGGCTGAACTATAGTCCCTTTCAGGGACTTACCGTTACCATCTACTCCGAACTTGGCAAAAGGAAAGTTACCTACTCCGACAATTTTAGCATCTACAGATGAAGGTAATCTTACATTCCTTGCACCCGTCGATAAGTTATAAGTAGGAAGGCCTACCAAGCTCTTAGCCGGAACCGACATTCCCACGTAATCTCTCACGTTCACGTTGGCCTTACCGTTGTTATAGGATATGTTAATATCCCGCGGGGTCTCCACGTCTTGTGTACCCTCTCTGGCATCCTTAGCCGCCTGACGGGCTTCAGACTGACGACGTAATGCTAGATTTTGTCTTTGGTACTCAGTCAACTCATTAGGATCACGCCAAGGTTTTTCTTCACGCGACAAGTCTACACCTGAAGATGCTGCAGCCACAAGGTCTTTCATTCCTGTATCGAACTTCTTTCGGGCGATAGTTTGCTTTTGCGCGAGGTCACTAACGTATCCAGCCATCTCGGGCGTATCAGGAAGGATGCCCTGGGCTGCCAGCCGTTTACGTTCTACTGGGTTACCTTGAATGTAGTCAGTGACCATTTTTACGTTTTCGTTGTACGAAGGTGCAAAACTTTTCACTTCCGGAAGATCAAAACCCGAAGTCATTTCTTTCAGGTAGTTCATTCCGCGAGGGTCCCTGATCAACGCGCCAACCAACATATTCTGAGTGGCGGGCTCGTCTACCTTTTTCTCTTCGATCTCTAATTTTTTTATCTTATCTACTACTGAATTTTTGTTGGTGATAGCTTTGAAATCTTTCAGATAATCGTTTACGTCAAAACGTTCCGCCAACTGAGGGATGTCCAGGTTCTTTTCAAACGCATCAGATAGCTTGGTTTTACCGAAAAAATCGTGTATTTGCTGAATGGTCTTAGGATCGTACTTGTCGGGATTAGCGTTAACTTTGGTTAATGCATCGTTAAGCCTTTCTTCCACTTTTTTGCGGTATCCTTGCTGAGCTTGAACGTAACGTTTGTCACGTTGGTATTCCAGCGCCTCGGGCGAACTCCCGTAAGGATTGACTCCTTTCTTTTGCAAGTCGATACCACGATTGATGAAATCCTTTTCTATGCCAGCCATGTCATTTGCCCACAGACGACCTTCACTAGCCGCCAGCTGGTTATCTCTCCAAGCCTTAGCTAAGTTCTGTGCTTCTAGTTCCTGCTGCCTTCTCAGGTTGGCTAACTGACCGCCAAATTGACCGGCGACAGGATTGACCCCAAAAACTTGCGCATTACCGGTTCCGGTGACTCCTTGTGGGACTGTGTTGTTCCAGTTAGTTGCCATCAGGGTTGAAGTAAATTAACAGGATTTTTGCTGCGGTTAGGATTCATCAAAGCAGAGGTGCCTATAGAACTTATGCCTGTGATAGCGTTATTCAGGTTCTGATCGCTGGCGCCATACAGTGCAGCCGCTTCTTGTAGTTGCCCCATATACTGTTGCCGGTCGTAGGCGTTAGCGTCCTGACGCTCTTGTCCTGCTGCAGCATTAGCGTTTAAGAAACCACCCAAAGCCGCGTCTTTACCTTGCGCATTTTGTAACATCAGCTGGTTTTGTTGCTGACCGGTGCCATAAGCTATTTTAGTAGCCAGATCAAGGACATCACCTCCTGAAGAAGCGCCTTGCACACCTGTATTGAAAGCCGTAGCTGCATTAGTGCCTATTCGGTTAACCTGCGCACTGTAACCCGGTAAAAGATAATTGCTGTAACGATTGCCAAGAATATCTGCATTTTGCAAAACGCCCGAATTCATCTCGTATCCCGGATTCACTGCATTTGCCCGAATACGTTTTGCCTGGCGTCGCTGTCCGACCGACCGGATTGCTCCGAATATACTTGGGATTGCTGCGGCAGCTGCTGCGGCTACTACTGGGACCATGTTATAAAATTAATAATTTAATACGTATAATTTTGTTTACTCACGATAAAATCTATACTTAGAGTACGTATCTCGTCGGTACTCTCGTTTTCCAACGTAATAATAGCGTAATTCCCCTGTAAATCTGCTCCGTTAAATAACGCCTCTAACTGTGTATCAAACCGAGGATCGGTCATATCACGTAAAAAATTCGCGAAAAAGTCACCATTATTCAACACCTCAAAGTTACCGGATTTAATCAAAGATTCCATACCGTTCACTTTTCCCTCGCTTGGCGGTATAACTATCGAGGTGATACCCCATACTTTATTGCTTTTTTGTCGAACACTAAACAAGTTCTTAATCTCCGTAGGGTTAGCGTTGACTACCAATACGATCTTGGACTTATACTGCACTCCAAAGAAGTTACTGCGTGTAAGGTTGGTATTCATTTTCCATAAACGACCATCTTTGAACGCAAAGAAATCGTTCAGGAATTTGAGCATATTTTCCCGTTCGCCGGAGTAATAGGTAGGCCACCGGTTCTTATCGATGTTAAACGCCAATACCTTACCGTTGTCTGGATTTTCCAGCACAGGGTAAATGTTGAAGTACTTCACGCCAAGTTCTCCATCGGAATAGAACTGCACGAGCAGATTATCCGGATTATTAGGCACAACTATAGTTTGCTTAACTTCCTGATTGGCCGTAACAGACGCACCTGCTACTCCGCCCACAATCACGTTCACGCCTCCTGACACATAATCCACCACTTCAAACTCCGCTACGTATGTAGTGTTTTCTGATACGGGTATGTTCTTTAGCTTAATGTATCCTGAAAAGCATGGATCGTGATACGCTATGCCGTTAGAAATACGCCAGCCGTTATCGATGGCTACCTGAGCCAAATCGATCATCATCGGTGTGTTTTTAAGCGTTACAAAGCCCATTATACAGAACAGCCCCCTCCTGTGGATGCGCCTACTACTGCCGTAATAGCGTTTATGTGGTAAATGTCGTCGCCTTCTCTCACAATGTAATCAAATCCAGTCAGAGGGAAAGCCAAAGCAGGATCGCTATACACTGTAACTCCTGGTTCTATGTTACTATAAGCTGCAGAGATGTACACCGTAACAGGAGCGTTATCGCATATCAACAACAATTCCATATCTAATCTCACACCCGAGATAGGCACAGAGTCTTCTGATGGACATGCTTCAGGATCGTACACAGGTGCTATGTAATCCGGATCGCTATCTACGTTAGGCTTGGTAGCGCCGGTATTTATTCCTGTGGCCACTGTGTACTCTTCTAAAGTTGCGTAGTACAAATATCCTTGCTCTTCTCCCGTGCCGCAAGTATCGCTGCCCGGCTGAACTCTCCATGCCAGTCCTCCTGCGGACTCAGTACGTATGGTCCACTCATCGCTAACGCCTCCTATGGTCACATTAGTGGCAACAGTGGTATCGTTAGACGCAGAAGTGGTGTTACGCAACTTTATCGTGTCTGTGTTACCTACTGTTCCGGCAGCGCTAGTCCACGCTCCGCCGCTGATCTGGTACTCCGCTCCACCTGTAAGTGCATTCACCGGGTACAATGGATAAGAACCTCCCGGAGTAACCTCATTAGATTCTACAAGGGTACTGACAGGCAATCCAGACTGGTCAACGAAGCTAATTGGTGGAGGGGTGTTAATATTGCACGTACCGTTGTCATTGGCATTCGATTGTCCGAACGTAGCTATTTCATCCGCAGCTTGCTGGTCAGCATCTTCCTGACTGATAGGCGAACTGTATTTCTGAGCCGGCACCGCATAAGGCACGACTGATCCATGGTAGCCGGGATTGCAATCATTCTTGGTAAAATTAACAGATACAGCCGCGTTGTAGAAAATAGCCGGAGCTGGCGGTATAGGTACATCGTCCACCCGCATACACAGTTTTTTAGGATTGCTCCATCCTGCACTGATACTCCATCTGAAGAAAGACGGGTCTGATCCAGTAAAGTTATTATCTGGTGTATAGGTGGTTACACCTTCTGCCGTTGGGGCACTATCATCGCCATTTACCGGTTGAGTAGTAATTTCAAAAACGGTATCCTCGGGCAGATCATCATCGTACAATTCCCAATATGCTTCAGTGAAAGAACCTTTGTATATGTAAGGTTTGTAGGGTTCAAAAGCCAGTATACGTTCACTATTCTGCCGGTCGAATCCGCCAAATATGAACGATCCGTATTTTTGCGCTGTTTCGATGTACTCCCGTACGGTCTTAGACAGGCCAAACTGATGCGATGTAGGTAACACCCCATCCCCGCCTATCCGGCAATCCGTGCCTGAGTTAGGAGAAAGAAAATATTGCCACGTTTGATCCGAAGCATAGCTTTCCGGATTGTTTCCGATCCCGCCTTCCCAGGAGAACGTTTGATATTGGTTGAGAAATTGCTTAGTAGTTGCCAATGACGGATTGCCGTCACTGGTTGTAATGATGCTATTCAGGATGCCGATGTAGCCGACTCTCAGTTGCTTGTATGCGTATAAGAGACGATCACGGTATTTAAGCAACATGAAATCGCCCCATGGATCGTTATAATCTTCCCGATCTAGATTATCGAAATCGTTCAAACCGTTGATCCGTGTTCCCTCGATGTAATTGTTGCTGTAACGCAGGCGTGAGCCAAAGCGTATCTCGCCACTGCCGTCATCTTCGGGTGCCGTTTTGCCGTTATTATTAAGGTTGCTTTCAAAGAAGTCGGAATAACTGTTATCCTCAATCAAATCAATGATAGCTTGTGTACCAGGTATGGCGTTATTAGTGGGCAACTGCCGGTTGCGCACATAAGAGGTTCCTTGTGAAACAGTAACGATAGCCGGCGTATTGGCAGGATCGTTAGGGTCTTGATTTTGCGTGTTACCTGTATGTGATCGCTGAGCCGTGCCGGCGTTCTGTATGGCATACTTCTGGCCAAATAAATAAAAGTTCTTTTGAGCGGTTTCTACGTTCTGCGTAGGCTTATACACCTCAATCAGTGAGTTATCTTCAATGGTAACGCCTATAGGCTTACGGACGCGAATAACGCCCCGTTTATCTACGATTTGGAAAGTAGCATATTTCTCAGCAGTACCAAAAGTACTTTCCAACGTGTAAGTAGTTCCAGAAGGCACGCCGATGATCTGGCGTTCTATACCATCAATTACGATGTACCTACCGATATTATCTGTACTAGTAGCCCCTCCGATTGTAACAACGTTGGTATTATCCGTAGTTACGTCCTGATCAACTGTGAGAGAAGTTCCCACTTCCTTGAAGTCCAGAACGATAGTTTCAATAAAAGGATAATACGTGCCACTGTCTTCCTTTTTGATAAGACGTACCCTGTCATTCTTTGCAAATTCATATCTTACAATAGTGTTAGGATACATTTTTTGGTACGTGTATAGCGAACCTATCACTAAATCTACATAGTCAGTATCCGTAGTGCTTTGGCTTTCAATAGCTTTTTGGATCAGAATCTGAATGTAATCGTTGGCGCCATCACCATAGGTCAATCCAGTTGTACGAACCAGTTCCCAGTGCGTAGCCCATTCGGGCGGCAAAGAGTGAATGCTCAGAACGTGCTCTATTTTTTTGAATCCGTTACTTTGAGTTACAAAGTCATTTCGTACAAAACCTCCTGAGTGCGTGTATACGTTAGACCGATAAGTATCTTCGTTCCAATAAAGGATGCCGTAATTCACCGAATCGCCCGACTTTTGAGTGAGCACGGACTGCCCGTTATCTTTAAGCGTTTGAGTGGATACAGGCGTTACCTGGCCAGTGAATTCTGTAGCATTGGCTTTATTCTCGCCTTGCCAGATGAATTTAAATGTCACGTTTCCAGGAACATCAATTTCATTTTCCCAAATATCCGTGTCAGGAAGTTCGGGACTTGTAGACAATATGCGTCCGGTTTTTATTAATAACTGCTTAAAGGCGTTGGCTACGGTTATGGCAGTGTCGGCATTTGTGGCCGTGTAAGTGAAAAACTGATTATCGTTCTCGCCGTTTCGGGCATACAGGTTAAACACGTTACCTGCTTTCACATCATGGCCAATCGTTGCTTCAATCAAAGAGTTACGCCGGCGACCTTTCCCTTGGCGGGTAAAGTCGTAATCTAACATTACCACAGTGAAATCTGGATCATTCAATTCATTCACAACATCCGATGCCACGAACAAATCAGAGTAGTTGACCTCAGATGACAATACTACGTTCACTACTGGGAATCCTTCTATCCCTTTTCCATACACCATGGCATTATGACAGAAAGCCTGTAAAGCCGCCCGGCGAGGCATGAAAGAACATGCACGATATACCTTCAGCTGATCAAGTCCCGAATAGGAGGTATTGTCATTATAAAAATTGTACGTGTAGGTGCTATCGTCCGGAATGCCTTCTTTTGATTTATTCAGAACAATAACTGATACAAAGTCATTACTGCCATCCTTAATGGCAATCTCTAAGTGGGTAACAGTACGCGGACCGGTTTCTACGACAATCTGCAGCACATTATTTACGTTACTGAGTGCTGGATTGCCAGTAAACCCATTACTCACCGGGAGAGCCACATTACTGAACTCGGACCAGTTATTCTTCTCCCCGTCGTCAAACCACTGTCTAACGGATGATTTGTACATGTGGCCGTATACAAAGTTCGTATCTCTGGTGCTGTCGGTGGTATACGCTGTAACAGGGGCATTGGCCGCTAGTTTGTAAGCGTTAATGTCAGTAGCAGTTATAATAGCGCCATAGCCGGTAGGGCTTTTATCCAGTGCTTTTTGTATGTTGAATTTCTTCTGTTTCACACTACCATCGTAGTGGCACCAGTATATCAGGTCATTCCCGTTAGGTCCTTTGATCACATCCATCATCAATACCAGTGACCTCTTCTGAAATTGAAGGATGTCTATATTTCCGGTATCGGTCAAATTGATCATTACCGGGATAACCTTATCAAGCAAATAGTCGAATAAGTAAACGCCGTGATACCCGTTCTCGTTCCAATTCAGCCAGTAGAATTTGTTGTTTTCAGTATCCGCATGTGATCCGAGACAGAAATTTTCACCTGCCGGTAAATCAAACGGTATCTCAGTATTTCCTTTAGGATTGGTAACTACGAATTCTTCTCCCGCCTGGAATATGCGAATGTTAACTCCTTCATAGTACATGTCAGGAGGTAGCATCCACAAGCTAACGTCACGGTTCATGCCACCAGAAAAAGTATGTTTTACGACTAATTTTTCAGGAGACGGCATTTTAGTAGTTAGTAGGGCTAATAGATTGGTTTACTTTTATAGCAAAGTCGATAGGGTTCTGGTGATTGTAGAACCTTTTCAGCATATTATATTTCTTCTTATACTTCACATCGTTACTATCCGCCAAGGCGGGATTTTTGTCTGCATAGAACATGGACTTGGCGTAAAATGTAAGACATTCTTTCAATTCCATAGGCACCATAACCACGCCTTGCGATATGCCGTTTCCTACGTATTCTACGATTATCTGTGAGTCTGCCGGTATGTTGCCGCCTAGATAGATCAAGCCCTCGTTAGTGTCGATGCTATACGTGCCCGCATTAGCCACTCCGCGACCGCTACCATACAATTCGCCATAATAAGTGCCTTGCAAGTCCCAGGCATTGTAAAAAGCGTATTGCGGACCTAAATCCGCACCGTTCCAAGCGGCATTAAGATAATCGCATGTTTCCGTATCGCTGAGCACGCGTCTTTTCACTTCAGTACTTAACGTTAGAATAGCAATACAGGAGTAGCCGGGCCGGCGCACTCCCACCTTCGTAACGTACTGAAAATCGCAAGGCATTGCTATTACGTTACTATATTCCAGTATGACACTTTTTACTTCTCGCTTACCGATAAGAAACATATTAAGCTGCCGATATCCGTCGAGCAGATGCCGTGCAAATTTCGCTTTGAATTTAAAAGTACTATCTCCTAGATCGGAGCAGCAATCATTAGCGATTACATCCAAAGGTATGAGTGAACGAGCCATGGTTTAAACGTCTGCTGCATTAACGTCTCTTGCGTTTGCAAGAGCATTGTAAGGAAATCTGGTAGCGAACCATTTGATCATTAATGATAAAACATCATTCTCACTTCCTGCCTGTAATGGTGCCACGTCGTCGTCCCCTAAATCTTCAATCTTAACTATGACTTGACAGTTGATTGTTTCTGCTAAGGGATTAACGCCGTACAACACTATCTTTCCGCCTGTTTCCCTATACCACCCCATTCCCGGCGTGAGCTTGCTATAATACTCTATGTTGCCCATATCAGCATCTGAAACAGGCGCATATTGAGTACCGCAATTATCGTATACAAACCGGATTCCCATCCCGCCTTTAAGAGGAACAGTGCCTACTGTCAGGGTGAAACTCGGTAACCTAGCGGTTCTGCTGATGCTTAAGTCATTAAATACGGTGTAGAACTCACTCGGATAGTCACGATCATCTTCTGTCTGCCTATTCAGATTGTACGCCTTGTCCATGGCGTAGTTGATTGCAGCAGGAAGATACGTCCGAATATCGGCGCGCATGATGGTACTGTCAGGGCTTGGATTATCCCCGTTAACCTTCAGGTACACTAACTCTATGAGTTCTCCTACAGTCATTATTTCTTACGTAATATACCTAAATATAAAGTTCCGTTCAAAGTATCTTTTTGACCTTTAACTTTTTTAAGCAGCTGCGGATCAGAAACCCAGGTTAACTCGCCTTTTGACACCTCTTTAGGCTCATCGGCTGCAGTAACGTCTTCTACTTCGTTCGACTCTTCATACAATTTTGCAGCAGCTTCTTTATCGACGGCCACCTCGTCCACAGGAGGAAGATCGTTGTCATCTTTTAGTACCGCATCTTTAAGAGGAAGGACTTCTTCGCTGGTCTCTACTTTATCAACTTTTTGTTCTTCAGGAAGTTCTACCGCTATACCACCTTCAAATGGTGCAGGTTTTTGCGGATCAGCTTGCGGCTGTTCCTGTAGATTTTCTACCTTCGGCTCTTCCTTTTTAGGAGTCTCTTCCTTTTTAGGAGTCTCTTTTTCGGCTTTAACAGCCGGTTTGTCCTGGGTCTTGTTAGCAGCAGATTTACCGCCGTTGTTTGATTTGGCCATGTTTATTATGCTTTTGAGGTTTCAAATTGAAGTCCGAGTTGACCTACGGACATTAATAAATCTTCTTTAAGTTCTACGCCCAATTTTTGCTGCATAAGTGCCAATATTAGGTTAAAAGCGCTTTCAGGCCATTCCAGATCACCATCTGATGTGGGCTCTAAATAGTCTCTGTTGGCATCCGATACCGGCGTCAAAGTAATCGCAGCTTCCTCGGGTTGACGCACGTATTGCATGGTGCCAGCCAGGGACCCGGAATGTATGTATTTCAAGCCGCCATCTTCCAAATAGAAGTACGCTGAAGGATTTTTAGCTGAAGGATTCCGTATCGGGCTGCTTTGGATAATGGAAGCCTGTAAAGGCGTAATGGGAGTAGCAGGTATGTCGTTGATGGTAGCACCTAAAAAATAGAAACAGTCATCCGGCTTGGTCTCTGATACATCTACGTTCATGACGAATGGTGCCAGTAACTCCTGTACGTACATATTAGCAGCATATTTTGGGGCTAAAAGACCCATAGCACTGGTTTGCACAGAAGCCAGATCGCGATTAAACTCAGCAGCGGATTGGTAGCCTGAAGTACCCGTTTTGGCACTATCCATTAAGGTATTCCAGAGCCTGACTACCTCGATCATTATTTCTTCTTAGTTAATTGACGAATAACATCGCTTGCCTGAGCTCCGTACTCATCAATCTGTCCAGGGCGTTTGATAGGATCGCCTATCAATTTACCTCTGCCCGCTTTAACTAACGAATCTACGGTAGATTTGGCCACTTCTCCGGAAGGGTAAAGTTTAGCTTTGGCCTCTGTAGCCTTCTTGTAGCGTTTAGCGGTAATTACTACCTCACCAAGCATTTTTGCTCTTGGAGGGGTTGTAGGATCATTAGCCATAGCAATTTTTTCTTTAAAGGTAGTACATTTTTAATAAAACAAAAAATCCCGCATTTGATGTGCGGGATTTTAAAATTTATTTCAAATTGACTTTACGGCTTTTCGAATAACTTGCTTAGCCACGGCTTCACGTTATCGTCTGTCACGGCACCTTCCTGTACTGCAGTCATAAACTCTTTAATGAGTTTAGAATTTTTAGGATATCCTTGCATTCCTACATACTCCCGGAAGTCATCAAAACTTACCAACCGTTTACCTAAAGCTAATTCTCCGGTAGAAGTTGCAGTTGTGGTTGATCCTGTATCTGCGTTAACTGCGGCCAGATGCTCAGGAACTTGTGTTACAGGCGCTGCCGGAACTTGTTTTTCTGCCGCTAACACTTCGCGGGCTACGCGATCAGCCTGTATAATGTCAGTACTGTTACGCAGATCGTACAGATAATCTCCCAGGTTAACCTTTATGTAATTGATCAGACGCTGTAAAGCATCTTCACTCGGGTTCATAATTGACTCGCCGATATATTCTCCTGCTCTCGCTCCCTGAGACCATACCCATTGCCGGCTTGATCCGCGTTTAGAAATGGTGAATATTTTCTTATCTACCATGTTACGAATACGTCCTTCTATGCGCACCATTTCGTCATCCATAGCTTTTATATACAGCCCATTAGTAGCAGGATTAATGGCGTATTGCTGCAGTTTTACTCTCAGTGCTTCTATTTCATAGTCATCTGAAGTAAGTAGCTTCAACCCTTTAGCTACCAAAACCAACTCTTCCTCATCCATGGTGGTAGCATGAGTAAGCGCCCTTTGGATATTCGTCATGTTAGCCGCTTCCATAGTAGTTTTTTCTATGGTATCCATGTAGGCGAATTTTCTTTTAGTCTTATCCGCAAAAGGAGAAGTAGGATTTCCCGGATTCAAAAACATGAAAAAGGCCTTATCCGGAGCGTTTACAAAATTTACCAGAGAACCGTCCAGGTTAAGGCGGCCCGGCTCGTACGTGTAACGCATTACACCACCTTCTGTCTTAGGGATTTGCGCCTCCGCATACCGCAAGCGGCGCTTGATGCCGTTTTCATCAAACCAGAACGAAGTAAGAACCCCTTGTGTAGGCTTTTTAACGTGTGGTGAATTGATGGTTCTTTTTTTAACTTTACGGGATTTATCTAGTTCGAAGGTTGGTTTCTTAACAATCCTTTCGTACTTTTTCTCGTCTATGCCTAGCCTTTTGGCCAGTTCACGAGGACTGATTTGAACGTCGTCAATGTATAGCATCGTCTTTTTTAGTGTATGGTAAATCTTTGAGATATTGTTCCGCTTCCGCTTTTTCTTTGGCGTCGCGTACTGCCTGAGCCACAAATCGCTGTATAGACACTCCGGTGGCTTCTTTATGGTTTTTCATAAACTCATAAACATCATCATCGAAATGTATTTTGCTAGAAGGCATAAACAAAAATGCCATGAAAGTATGGCATTTCCAAATGTTTATGAAAATAAAAAAGCCCCGTGCATTACTCCGGGGCTTTTTGCTATAATGAAAGAAAGAAGTGCTTATGAAGATACACCGTTTGGAGTGATTAACGCCATTTGCTCACCTAAAGCAAAGTGAGGCGCCATCTCTGTACGGATGTAGAATTTCACACCGTCTATAGGAGATGTTTTGTTCAACTGAGCACGAGTGTTGATAATTGATCCATTACCAGCACCTGCTTCCATCCACAGTTCGTCCTCACGAACGTAACCGTTAGACCCGCGAACCTCATAACCTACGTACGAAGTTTGGAATTCCAAACCTGTATTGTCAGTTACAGAAGTATCGCCCAAAGGAAGCGCTACAGTCCAGTTGCTATACCCGATAGCACCGGCACCTTGACCGTTATTGAACTCAGGCGCTGCAGTTTGCAAGAACGTGAACTGTCCTAGGGAGAACCCTTTGAAGCCCATGTTGATGAACGCACCAGCTGGATCATAATCGCGGCCCATAGTATTTGCCCAGTTGCGTTTGAAGTTCTCAGCCACATACCGGTCAGATACGCCGATTACCCAGTTGTAGTTCAACTTGTCGGACAGTGAACGCTCAACAACAGTGTTGATGTTATATCCTTGAGCCAGAACGATGTCTGAGGTCGGAAGGTTAATAGATGCGTAGTATGCAGCAAGAGCATACAGGTCATTGATGTCGAAATCGTTAGGGTCGATTTCCATCTCATAACCTGACTGGCGTATGAAGTCCAGTAAACCCTGAGTACCACGAACAGTTGCTTCTTCTTCCATGAAAGTAGAAGTTTCTGTCCAGCCTGTTGGCTGTTTTCCGAACATCCAGGTAGACCCTTTCAGGTACTGATGACGGAGTTCCATATCCTTCAAACCTTCCATCCATAACAGGTTTGACCCCGGTACAGGTTGGAATTTCACCTGAGTGGTCAGGTTAGAACCTGTAACACCTTCTGTATCCTTCACGATCCAGAAAGTGTTCTCGTAGTAGTACTGACGAGCACGCAGGCCAGGATTTTGTCCCGTACCTTCTCCGGAGATGTTAGAGAAAATGTTACCTATTGAACCGGCAATAATTTCGTCCATTGGATCGAAATCTGGCTCATCCGCCTCAACAGTAATCGTGTTCGGATTCACTGTACGGTCCTTAGCGATGATACGGTACATGTGACCGCCAGCCTGGAACTCTACAGTATCTTTGATACGTGGTAGAGAACTGATAGTCCCGTTATCATTCGCCATATCGTCAGCGCTCAAAGTGATCACTGCCTGATTTGCCTCATCACCTGCCTCAATGCTTCCCACAGTAAAGGTCATCTTTACACGTGGTTTTTCCCAGTGGCCGGTAGTAGGACTGTACGAAACGCGACGTTTCGGAGTCTTACCGATCAGAGGAAGCATTTTGGTAAGAGTGGTGTAATAATTCCCGTAATTACGGAAATAGTCGGCCAGCATGAACGGATTTTGTTGGAGCAGTTGTGTTCCAAAAATCAGCTGATCTGACTCAACCCCTTGTACGTGGGACGGGGAAGTCCCGGCTGCCATCGCAAGCCCGGCTGCATTGATAGTTGACATTTTTTATATTTTTAAAGAGTAAGTGGTTTTATGTTCTTCCCACCATTTTCTTCGTAAAGTCTGCCAACCCCGTTTCTGTCGTTGCTACAACCTGATTTTCTTCAGCTCTCGGTAGTCCCGATCTGTTTTCGTACTTGTTTACGGTTTTTTCCGCCCCGGCATTAAAGCCTTTTTGGTATGCCTTTTCAAGACGCTTAGCATCATTGGCTTTCAAGTACTCACCGAGTGCGAAAGAATATGCCTGGGATACCGTCTCTGCGTTAACAGGGTCTAAACTATCCTTGAAATATTCCTTAACGTACCCAGCAAGATCGTTTTCTAAAAATTGCTTGTCGAAAGAGTCTTCATAAGGCACAGTTTCGTCTCCAACTTTAAACTCATAATTGAGTTTTTCGGGAAAATGCTTTGCAATCCTGGGGGCTTCTGCCTCTACAGTTTGATTGTACGTTGCAGTTTCAGCGATAGTCTTTAACTGTGCTTTTTCGGCATTATCCTTTTCTGGATTCTGCACTACTGTTAACTCTTTCTTATAATTGTTGAGAATTTCCAAATCTTTCTTAGCCTCTATGCGTAATTGCTCACGCATAATATCAGCTTCGTCTTTTTGATCCGGATCAGTCTCATCAAATTGATTCAAGTCATACTGTCTGGTTACCAGCTTTCTGGCAATTTCCTCCGAATACCCTTCTGTAAGAACCATCTTGGTTACTTTAAGATCGATAGGGGATAATTGATCCAGATCACCGTAACCGTTCAACTTCACAAACGCTTTGATCTGATCCGTATTGGCGCCAGCCAGGGTCATCTCATTCAACTTGGCGATGTAATCATTAGCAGGTTTAAAGGCATTCTTTTGAATTTCTTCTTTTTCTGCTACAATCGCCTCGTACTCCTTACCCTTTTGTAATAAAGCGGTAAGTGAGTCCTCGTCTTTGATAAGCCCTTCGGTGCGCTGATCCAGGTCAGGCCAGAAGTTGTAAGGTTCACTAGTTAATGGTGTTGTTGGAGTAGGCGTCTCGACCACAGGGGCAGCCTCTGCTGCCGGTTCTGTAGGAGGCGTTACTTCCGGTTCTGGTGTGGTAACTTCAGGTGCGGGCGTTTCAACGGCCATCTCGGCACTGACTTGATTATCGGTAGTTTCAGCAGAAGCGGCTACCTCAGCCTGTCCTTCTTGTGCGCCAACAGCTACCTGCATCGCCCTTAATTCGGTTCCATTCTCCATGTTATGCGTAAAATTATATATTTATTAGTTACAAATCAAAAAATTTATTTTAAGGCATTGCCATTGTTTCTTCTGGCGCCATTTCTTCTCCCGGAGGCGGAGGTGCAGCAGCTTCGTCATTTGCACCCATTAAAATCTCTGCAACGTCCTCGGTATTTTGAGTAATAGTTGCTTGCGCTAACAGAGTATTTGGAGGCACATCGTCAGGTTTACGAGATTGTATTAACGCCTTATAAAGTTCCCGGTTAGTACGCACAAGTTCTTCCACCATAGTTTTTTCCATTTCGATCTGTCCTTTACGATCCAACAGTTGCCCGTCTATTTGACCTTTCATTTGGAGCGACTGCTGTTGAATCTGACCGTTTGCCTGGATATCCTGTTGTTTTTGTGCATCCATCTTAGCCTCGCGTTGCGCTTCCATCTTAGCCAGTTGGAAGTATGCTGATTTTATCTGGCCGGCCATTATCTTCTCATACAGGAACAGGTACTGTGCGTGTGTGATAAATCCTTCGGTTTTAAGTTGCAGCATTTGTTGCAGAATGGCCATGCGTTCCTCAGAAGAAGGAGCAATAGCTATTTCAACATTGAACTCGGAATTGGTGAACTCATTGCCTAGTTCCAGCATCTTCATGTTGTGTTCCCCAAGAACAGCGTATGGCAGCTTAACCGCTCCATCTTTGGCTACTATCTGCCATTTCTTGATGATGTCGGTGAACATGTTACGGAACAGATAGTTATACGAATTGAAAGTAGGTTGCAATGATGCGTTTGCCGCCTGGAAAGCAAGTTCAGTCTCTCCAAGACCTTGATACGGACTTTTCTGTCCGCCATCCGCACCGTTTTGTAATCCCAGCACGTCGCGTAATTCGTTCGCTTTCACCAACAATTCCTGTGAACATACTGACATTACCGAGGCCATCTGCGCCACATTCATGTACTCGATAGGCTTAGCCCCTCCGGCCATGAACAGCGGATCACCGTTATCGTCTAGGGAGTTGTAATACAACACGCCCAGTTCAACGAATGCACGCATAATATCTTCCGGTTGCTGAGCCACGTTATTCAGCATAACGTTTTCAATCAAGTTCTGCTGTATAGCCATAGCCGGCGATGCCGGTAAAGACGCCCAACCGTTCCGGTACTTCACCAGAATCATGTTCATGTCGTCTATGATAGCAGTACAACGTTCCACCAGACTCATGTTGCCAGTTTGAGCGAAGAAAAAGTCGAGACGGGGACGTTTATTGCCGTCCGGACCATAATACACTACATCTTCACACACTCCATAATCCAGTAGTATCTCGCTGCCCACGATCCACTGCGAGTAATACTTTTTAATGACTTTCTTTTCTATCTTCTGGTCACCGTTTTTAGCGTCTTTGGCAGTCAATTTATAATCATAATCCACACTTCTGTAGAATCCGCGCTCGTTTTTAAGGGTGATTTGGGTATCTACTGACAACCATTGGCTATCCAACACAAAAATACGCGCAGACATTACCGGGTCATTAGCGGTAAAGAAAGTAGGGGAGGACATCCAATCTGAATAACCGCCTGCAGTGTATGTCTGCAGTGGAGGGTTCATCCATTGGAACGTTAGGGCGATGTCGTATAGCTGCTGAGGGGTCAGATTAGGATTTTCCCGGCTGATATCCGTCATACTCATATCTCTGAGCTCAGCTGCCCGTGTATTGTCGTTAAAATCGCGGTAAATAGAAGGCTGTACAAGAGCCCGACGCATATCTACTCTACGGAATTTAGGTATCTTGGTAGACTTTTCGATGTACGTCTTGGCACCGCAAATCCCGTTAGGATTAGTGATCAGATCATCCATGACCTGATCCTGGAACATCTTATAGTGAGACTCCATCTTGGATTTGGCGCACGCTGCTTCGGCCGCTATCTGCCATTGAAGCGTAAAACCTCCTGTGTCTATGAAAGTATCAACGTCAGCTGCCGTACGGAGCCCCAGTTCTGCGGGATCAGGTTGCAGATCGGGTTTGTATATGGAGTTTTCAAGAAATTTTTGGGTATTAACGTCAAGCACAAATTTAAGCATCTGCTTAGTGGCCTCGATAGTGGCCATGCTGTTCTCGTCTATGCAGGTCAGTCTAACATCAAACTCCTGGTTCATGTTCTTTGATCGCATGATATCCAGTAGTTGTGGAAGTTTAGCGTACCCTTCGAAGGATACGTTCATTTTAGAGATGTATTGGCCGTTTTCCGGATGTTTTTTAAGTAACCAATGTTTAATCTTGTCCGGAGACTGCCGTCCTGTGGCGTATGCCTGAAGTTCTTCGATTGAACGACCTATGCCGTCACTGTAGGGAATAGCCAGGCGGTTGTTTACGTAATCCGCGTACAAGGCTTGATTTACGTCGAGATAGTATTGTTTATCTCTTTTTTTCTTAGGGTCGATATGGTCCGGAGGATAGGCGTATCTCTTACCTTTGAAGTCTTTTGGTTGCATACTTAGCTTGGCCATGCAAAAATTTTTACTATAAAGGTAATACTTTTTTCATTATACATAATTTTCTGTAAAATGAACGATTGCCCGTTTTTGTCGATCCCCGTGCCATCTTGGTTTTTTCTGCATACTGGCATACAGCGCCCATCCGAAAGCCACACCTAAATCTCGATGGCTTCTGTTCTTCCAGTTCATAGTGATTAGTTGAGACAACAATACAGGGTGATCAATCGCATTGGCCATATTGCAGGTGTATGTCGTAATGAAATCAAAGTACATACTGATGCTGTTTTCGGTCGCTGTTACCCCGCCTTTTTCAGTCTGACCTTTGTAGTTTTTTACATCTGTAGGACGATCCATCTCGTATCCAGCGTACCCTCTCATCTTCAGATAAGTCTTCAAGCCGCCGTATTTATTTTTCTCAGGAAGAAAGTCTGACCCAAAATATACCATCGTCAGTATCACGTCCTCAAAAAACTCTGCCGGATCGGCCGGGCGCTCCATATACGTACAACACACCCGGTTGGTTTCAAAATTGCTTCCTAAATCTACCGGTGTACCTTTCACAATACCGGTTACCTCGTCATTGAACTGGTAGTACAGACTTTGTTCCTTGTCTACGTTATCGTCGAACTTGCGCATGAGCACGATAGCGCCTTTAGAGCGTTCTGATTCACTGGCAAGTGTTTCATTCTGATCGATAGGGTCAATTCCGGCACAAAAAGCGTGGGTATTACCGGGCTTGGACGCAAAGCCGCTTGCCCGTTTATTATCTTCCAGGTTATAGTATTCTGGATGTCGGCTGATCTCCCATTTACCCTTCGGATTAGGCTCCCAAATTACCGTAGTATCTCGTATGCCGTCTTTCCATTTCAGGTTGCCACGAACCCAGGGTTTAGGATGTGCTACCTCGTTTAAATAGAATTCCCGTTTACGCAAGTTTTCCACGTGGAAGGGGGATGAGTTGCGGATAGACATGAATACGTCTTCAATCTTGCGGGGATTCTTCCGGATAAAGCCCATGGCACCGGCAGTATTGCCTGCCTCAATCATTGCGTTGTATTTCTCCGTTACTGCAGCAATTACTGCTTCTTTATCAATAAAACCCCAACGGTCAGCTACAATACCGTCAAAACCACGTTCGGCAACTCCGCGGAATATACGCCACAACCCATTCAACGTAGAACCCGATTGCAGCTTCTTGCTAGGATCAGACTCTTTGTATAGCGTAACACACCATTCCAGCCCGTCTTCTGTAATATCTTCGAGCGTACTAGTCATGATAATCATACCGCGTTTTACGCCTCGTATGCTACTGAAAGTAGCCTCGGCCATTGTAGCTGCCCAATTATTAGGGTCCATACCACTAGTGGGCTTTCCAAACTCATCTCCATAAGCTGTACATATACCTGTTGAACCGTCGAACCGTGTTGGCTTGGATGGTCCGTACCTGAACCGGGACCCGAGAGGGGGGTATTCGTAATCCTCAAGAGAAGACTTGTTAACCATTCCCCCTTCTTCGTTGCTTTTTTGTATGCTGGCGTGGGTGATGTGTTTAGGGGGATATGTTAATATTAGTCCTTTTTTCGGATTTTCCGTACCTCTGTTCATCGGTTTCATGTACCACATCATGTTCGCATGACCGTAGGTCAAACGGTCGTACGTTTCAATCACGTGATCCTCGTTAACAAAGGACTGCAGTGTATGCAGAGAGCCACGAATACGACTGCCCCGTTCGTACATATAACAGATAGCGTTTTCTGTATCTCCGAGCTGACGACATTTGAAATCTACCACTCCGCGACATTTTGGGTCGTGCGTAGCATTTAGAAGGAAAGTGTACATTTCCCGGTCAGAGTCTCGGTACAGGAACTCTTCTCCGGTCATGGCTTTCCAATAGTTCATTTTGTAGTATAGCTGGCCCGGTATGTATGTTTTCTTACCTTTAATGAAGAACCACACTCCGTTGCGCCTGCGATGATGCTCGACGGCCACAAAAATATCCAGATCGCGTTCAGACCAGTTATCGCGGCCAAAATCCTTATCCGGATATCGTGCCTGGTCAGGTATGTAAGTCCACCGGAATATCTGATCGTAAGGGTCAAGATTGTAATTTATACAGTCTTCGTCAGCTGGCGCTTCCGGAATAAAGCATTCTACATCGTAAATAATCTCTTTGGTGGAAGTTGCGCCAAACTTAAGAGTGTAATTGGGCAGAGCCGTCAAATCAATATGCGTATCGCCTTTCTGTATGCGCTTTTTCCAGTCAATCATCAGATATAGGTGTACGGTTCTGCATGTTGTTCGGCATACAAGCGGATTTTCATCCTGCTTTCCGCCAAAGCTGCTTCTCTTGCGGCTTTGCTATCGGGAAATAATCTAGCCTCTATACGACGCACTTCCTGTCCGAGTTCTTTTACCCTTTCTCTGGCCTCGTTGCGCCGTTTATAGTAGTTGATGTCGCTTTCCTTGTCGAATTTAACGTCGTTGGTTTGGCCTATGAAAAATTCATAGTCCCGTTTAGCCAGTAACCAATCGGTAAAATCCGTTTCATGGAGTATTTGCAAGTATCTGATCCAGGCTCCTGTATAAACGTTATGTTTATAACTAACTATCCGTTCGAACATGGACCTGTTGGTTTTTATATCGATGTTCAGATACTCGAATATAGCCTTGATCATCGATTCCCGTTCCTTAATACGGACAAAAGGTGAGTCTATGTCTCCGGAAAGTATAGCGATTTTAATCATATCGTCTGTACATTCCATGAATTCCGGGAAGGTGTTCAACTCAGGGAATTTCTCTCTGATCTGCTCTCCGGGCTCAAGAGTGGATATGTCCAGATAGCATCTGCTTAGATCGTACATAGCTGATCGTAGTGTTTATTTTCCTTTTCAAGGAACAAGATATCTTTTCTTTGGATCAAATACAACTTTCGGTCGCTGAGCTGCATGTGATTATGCGTTTCGTATTGCAAAGCCGTACGGGGATCAAATATCAGTTTATCTCCGGTTTGAACGTCCGTATCCTCGTCAAAGTATTCTGCAAATTCAAAATACCCACCGGGACGGCCGTCTACGGTCAATGGTCGTCCTGCGTGCAAAACTGTCCCGTGCATCCACCTGGCACTGCGCTTATACACTTCCCCAAGTTTAGGTATGACTAAACCGCTGTTAGTTTCCATGAGAGTAGCAGCACCTTCCTGCTTAGTCTCCTGCATCTCTGGATCGACAAGAATATATCCATTGACCATTTTACCATCGGTAGTCATGTAAATCTGATCGTACTTCACAAAACACATACGTCCTTCCTCGGTGTCGAAGTATTCAGCCTGCATGTGAATATGGTATGAAAATTTCACACGGTCGCCCACTTCCAGTTCATTATCCGTCTCAAAGCGGCAACCTGATTCCTTTAAGGAATTTATCTTGTACAAGAGCCACGTATCCGCTACGGTATTTAGGCCGTCGCGTTCAGTGATTACAGACGCTTTTATTTTTTTAATGTCTTCCCGGGTGAACCGAATGCGTTCAGGCACTCCGTACACTGTTCCGGTAGTAGCAAAATTCTTGTGTTTGGCATCCACCCGGTTACCGTCTTTGTAGGTATACGTAGGCGCCCGTATTCCTGTCTCACGGCCACCAATCTGGTAAGTCTCGTGATCTGGATCAGGTTTAAGAAGAACCCAGTTGTAGGGGATGCGTATGTTCTTTATGCTGATCATAAAGTAGCAATTATATCATATTCGAAAATAACCGTCACCTTCTCTCCGTTTAGTTCAAACGTGGATGAAATGCCGGGGTTAAACACCACTCGCTTGCCTTTCTTATCTCCACTGATTACGGTAGCTGTCACGCAACGACCTTTATCATTCATACCCAAGATAATGCCTCCTGCAGTTTTCTCCGCCACGGTATCTTTGCGGATCAGAACCTTGCCAGGCGCCGGAACTACGTCAAATGGTAGCATAGATGTCTTCCTCCCTCATCAGAAAATGCACCGGCTCCATATTAAGTTCTACTCCGGCGTTTTTGACGAATAATACCCTTTGACCTACGGCATACAGCGGATCAGGACCCACGTGCGTTACTGTACCGCTTTGGGGCGGCTGTTTGGCGTTATCAGGAATGAACAATCCGCTTTCGGTTTTTTCCGGTGCGGGATCGGGAAGAACAATAACTCTTCCGGCTACAGGTTGAATGGTATCTTTCATATTTCGTATTTCGATTTTAAAGGCAATATGTTGTTAAAATACTGGCCGAGACCAGATTTTACGGCAGCATCCATGAAACTAATCACGTGTCGCAGAGAAGTAGCCCTTACAGCCTCTCCGTAAGATAATTTCTTATGTAATTTGCAATCCGGCATGTAATTGGCTCGTAAACCGGCACAATACAGCGATTTCATGCCATATCCGTACGGAACAGACCAATCTGCCGTTGCTACCGTACGCTCGAATCGTCCTTTTTCCAAAATGACGGGGCAGTGGCCGTCGAAATTAAGATCAGGATGTTGATTGCTCTCCAACCACTTGCGGGTATGGTTCATCGTTCCCCGATAATGCGAATTATTCTTCAGCATACTCTCGTAGCAGGTTCCTTTGAAGTAGTTAGGATAGTTTTCTATATCGGTGGATTGCAATAGTACATGGTCATCGTTCATAAACAAGAACCTGTCTGCGTATTTAAACGCTTCCTGGGTTTTCAAGAATATGTTCCGTTCTTTAAATTCTTTACGCGGGTCGTCGTCGAAAGGAATGTGCCAGACGTTTGTCACCCATTTAGGTTTTTGACCGATAAGATATACTTCTCCTGCCTCCGTAAACTTTTCTACTGCACGTAACGTGTATTTAAGATCAAGATAATCTATCCGGGAGTTGCCTAGGGGGATAACTATATCCATAAATGCCATAAAAGTATGTCAAATCTATTTATATTTACTTAAATTACCAAATGATTACGCTTCTCATCCGTTGCAGCTATCGTCCAGAGGGTTTTTCCCGGACTTTTGCATCAATTCCTTCTGGCATTACTGTTATGTGCTCTTACGACGATGATCGTGCTTTAACGTATATTCCTCCGCATTTGCGTAAAATACGTGTTCACAAGCACAACGCTCTGTTTTTTTATGACAATTATTGCAATCAACTCAAAGAACTGGTCACAGAAGGGTATTTCGCGTTTCTGGATGAAGGAGATGTTCTGGCGCCAGGCGCTATTCACCTTGTTTCCAAATATCTCGGCGGTTCTAACGGACTCATCTGTCAGTTCAAACGCGGAGACAAGGTAAAACCACCGGACGATCACATGAAACACCGCCGAATTATGCGTGGAAAGGTAGGCCTTCCGTGCTTATTCTTGCATCACACCCACAAACACGTCGCTGATTTCGATGGGTCTGTGGGTGCTGCTGATTATCATTGGATCAAGGCGGTATCCCGGGTCGTAAAACTCCGTTTTCTTCCAATAGTAGTGGTCATCGCCGAAACACGGGATAACGGCGCTACGGAAGATTAATCCGGCAAAGGCAGATAAAACAACAGGTTCTCCGGATTACGGCTGTGTTCCACCAGTCCGAACTTTGCGCAGTACTCTGTGATCTTACGCGCAAGTGACTTATCACTGTTCCATTCAATAATCAGGAATTCGCAACCTACTTTACGCAGATCGATCTCCTGCAGGATCGTCCAGTCATGTCCTTCGGTATCCAGGCTGATTAAGTGAAGTTTAGGTTCTCCTGCGTGCTTGTACCAACCCTTAAAATCTACAATCTGTACGTTTCTTGAGGTAAACTGCACTCCGGCCTTACGCCACTTGATTGTTTCCTTGTAGTCGGTAGTAGATACCAATCCTTTGTCGCTTCCGCCTTTCACGTGCGCTCCTGACTCATAGAACCGAACCACTTCTGCTTTTTTGCCCATTCCCTTGTTGTAGATGTGGACATTCTTATTTCCTCGGTGCAGACGGAATATACTGTCACACACTCTTCCGGGCTCAAACAGATGGGCTTTCCATCCTTTTTCTATCATGAGCAGGGCATTAGAGAATGTCCGTCCGTCGTTCTCACCAACACTCAGCAAAGTGCCGGTCAAGCCGTCGAAGTACCCGGCTGCTTTTAAATCTTCCTGGTTTTGGCTGTAAGTTTTCATTTCTTCAATGTGTGAGCGGTATTTATAAAAATATTAA